CCAATATCGTCACAAATCTTGGCACATTCCCGAACAATCAACTCAGCGAACTTTTCAGTGGCTTCATGTGAATTTCCTATTCGGCTACTGGGACCCAATAGTCCAGCCTGTTCGGCAAGTTGTTTAACCCGTTCATTCATTTAAGTATTATCCAACAAAGTATTACAAATAATAAAAGAAACCAAAACATTACTTCTCCACATAATCAGATAAAACGAGGCCATTCTCCACCAACTCACTGATTAACTGTTCATCCGTCATGTTCTCAAAACCTTTGCAACCATTACGGAGAATCCACTCTAAGTGGTCGGTACCAAAATCCTCACCATCGAAAATCGTGGTGAACTCACAGTCCACCAGAATCTCAATTGCCTTATCTCTATTCAACACACCACACCTTCTATTCATCATACCATACTCCTTAAAGAACCAAATCATCCAACATATAACGATACTCTTGTGCTAACATATCCACATAATCAAAAGATACGTTATATTTCTCTGAAATTTGTCGGAATGATAACTCTGATTCCTCTATATCTCGTATTATCAAATTATCAAGACTTACACTCATGTACATCTCCATATTAAAATATATTAGTGAACCAGTCTGGCGCAGCAGCACGCTTTGCAATCCGTTTCCAGATTGTGTATCGCTTTTCTAGGTGCTCTGTATGCTATCAGAATTCCGCAGTCCTTCAATACAATTACTTGTAAGGGCAACTAATATGCTTTACTATTACAACACCGTCATTATATCAGTACCGTGGAATATGTCAAGCGTTATTTGTAAAACTCTCTGCGGAACCTTTTGGTCTGTAACTCCGCTTTGGCCATTAGTACCGACCAGTCTCCAGTTAACTCAGCCTCTCGGATATCTTTGTTGACCCACTTAGAAAATCCTTTAGATGCCGAATTATCAATGGCATACTTAGCCTGACCAGTTGCCATGGAGTATAGAATCGAATCGTTTTTTAATAGTCTAGCCATAGTAATTCCACAGAAAATTTACCGGAAAAAATTCCAGTGACGATTTTGTACCGGAAAAAAATTTTGATCCACAGAGATACACACGAGTAAGGATCCTTTTGATAAGGTATACCAACACTAGAGGACTCCTTTTTTCTACCACACTGCTGTTTTCGTTTTCGCTAGCGCTGTGTTGCTCTGGTGCCGCTCCCCTGTCACAGGAGCATGTCCGCCTCGCACACAGCATCCTCATAGGTCACGGACTGAAGCTCGATCTCTTCTCCATCGTAGGTGACTGCCACGTAGGTGCCACCCTCTGTTTGCTTGACTTCCATCACACCACCTCGTAAGGTTTATTCCACTTTCCGATGTTCACGGACACGTACCAACCCACGTGGAAATAATCGGACTGGATGTCGCTCTTATCAAAATTTCCATCATTCATTGCTGGTAGCACCTCTGATAAAAATGCCTTTGCCTTGCCACTGAAGTGGTCTTGGTACCAGTAAGGGTTAACCTGTATAGAACGCTCAGCGGGACTGAAACGGTTATATTCTGGACGGGTTGAAACAGTCTCATTATAATTTGTAATAAAATCTATTGGACTGGATTGAACATTAAGAACCAGCGTGCTATGATTATTAACAGCGAGACTGGCCTTTACTTTATATTTTTTGCAAATTGCTTTGATTTTAGGTGCTAACTTCGACTTTAATTCCTGACTAACAAATGCCATCACAATCTCCTATTAATCACTCAACAGAAACCATTATAGAGGTTTCGGTGAATAAGTCAAGCGGATCCAGTAAAAAACCACCATATGCCTTAGCGTACATCACAGCGGCATCCCGTATTGCAAAATTCATAACTTTACCACTAGGGAACAGAACATTATATTGCATATTCGACACCATATTCATCTATTATATAATTGACATCATCCACAGATAAATTCATTATAAATGCGATTCTGACAACGGTTTCACCCTCAGCGGCCAGATACAGCACATCCTCGATTGCCCGCTTTATGGCACTCATGGTAAAACTCTTGTCAAAATGGTAACGACACCATTACGAAAACCAACGCCATTGGCAGTGGTTAGGGTAGGACTACTAGCCAGAAATTCTTCGATGGCTCTTGCAACTTCGACATTATTGAACATCACGATCCTCCATTGCATCATTGATAACATACACACAGACTGCCACAGTGGCCAGCATTATAAAATAAACATCAAACATAATTGCCTCACATAATCACTCAACAGAACCCATTGTACGCTTACCAGTGAATATGTCAAGCGATGTTGCAGAAATACAACAGAATTATCATTGTGTTATCATGATTATAACAGCACGTTTATTACCACGACTAATGACACAAAATCACACATTTTCACACTATTTGACACAGTGCGGTTACTACCTAGTCACAATCTATACTAATCGGTCACAGATAATTGCGACTTTTCTCTAGTCTCTTGAGCACCTTTGCTTCTTTCTTTGCCTTTTTCTTACTATGATATTCTTCTAATTTTGCCATTTCCTCTTTTACCTTATTACCTATCATGTGTATTTGTCTCTCGGACAGTGGTAGTCTATTAGTCTGGAATAACTGTATTATCTGGTTATATGTAAAGGTCTTTGGTTTCATATTATACACTCAAAAGTCATCATAACACTCGGTTCTTATATGCATTTTCTCTAGTAATTTTGATCTCGGATAATCTTCTTCGGTGACGGTCATTGCCGACCCATCGGTGAAATATATCTTGTATTCTTTGAACTCTGGATGCCCCGATACAGAGGTTATTCTATACACATCGGAAGTCTTAACCCAATCACCTATTATATTAATCCACATAATTATTTCCTCAATCCATTCTACACTCTGGTGGTATTGTACTGTATTTTCTCATGGCAATGTAACGAGCAGTGACGGAACATTCTTCGACTACTTCACTCCAATCATTATACTTTGTCGCAACGGGACCTGCGGGTACAGTACTCAGGCACTTATAGAATACCTCGGTTCTTATACACTGGTTGATCTGAGCGGTATTATCTTTAAGCTCGGTTGTCATTGTACCGTCTGCGGTCTTTTGACAACCGGCAAAAACTATACAGGCCATAATTATCGCATATTTCATACTATTTCCTCACTTCAAATAATTCTACGATTAACTTACCTAATTCACTGTCCGGATCTATTTTTTTATCTGTATTAAATTTTATTGTGGACACTATCTGCCTCAAATCTTTACGTTTTCTAAATGAACCGATGAATTTACCATGAGGGTTTAACGTTCGGACTATCAACTGCGGTGACGTAACATAACGGTAATCGTCTGGATTCTTGCCTTTTACGTAATCCATGTATTCTTTAGCATTACCTGCAATAATATATTGTGTCATAAGTTTAGTATTGCACTCCCTAGTATTATCGCAACCAGTAATGATATTATGAACATTACTATCCACGATAGAATATAAGCAATTACTCGGAAAAAGGTCACGAGGACTAATAGTCCGAATATCGCCAGAATCAATAATAATAGCATAAATTAATGTAGTGGTTCTGCGGGAGAGGTGCGGGTATAAGACAATGCGGTATTCATAGTATTTTTGAATCGGTCAAGTGTCTCGGTGTATTCATTGGCAACCATCAATCTGGCCAGTACCACGGCAGAGAAATAATCAATCGGCACATCATATTGCAAGTGCAATGCAGCAATTGCTTGGTCAATCTTATCAATCATTTCCACCATTGTATCGTCATTCATTTGTTTCCCTCTCATTATATTGAAATAACCATCTACCAGAATTAATATCAAACTTAAATACTTTTCTGTACCATCCGAACCAGATTATTTTATCTCGACCTCTTACGGGAAATAGTGCGAACTTGAACACTATTTTCTGGTCGCCATGTACTGGTCGGATCATTTTGAAGTGAACTTATAGGATTTTGTCAATTCTTCGGTACTCGGTACTGCATCACTGGCACTATTTGCTGACAAGGTCGGACAAGGCGTGCCACTATGTCCACCTGGCCAGCCGCATACAGAACACTTTGTAATAGAGGGATTAATCACAGGTTTAATCTCGGAAACAGAGGCACTTTGTATCTCGGAATAGGTGCCATCGGTGTAATATACTATAATTTTACGAATGTTTTTATTCATGTTTTTAAGTCTATCTGGTTAGGTTTATTAAATTCTCTTAGCACAGCACCACCATTGTATAATGTAATCGATGAATAGTCAATAGTCTGGACACTATTGCCTTCGTTATATACCGTGGTCTGCATACGGGTTACATGAAACTTATCACCATTAGTCTCATAGTAGGACTTCTGAAAGGTTATGGGAAATGTATAGGGACTATTCACGTGCGGGTAATCTGAATTTGGCCAGTACTTCGTTCGCCTCTTCATAATTATCACCTATTACATCATCAAATATATCATACGCAAACTCTACCAGTCCCGCTCGCATTTTTTTGAGTAAATACACAATGTAATCATGCATCTCAGGATTAGATTGCACCAACTCGATCAACTGGTCGACCGATAAGGTCATCAGGAAATGCATGTCCTGTTCTTCGGTATTTCTATTTAAACTCATCCTCGATTTCCTTTATGATGGCCTCGTCTCGTATCGCCACCAATTCCTTATGTATAGACTTGTACCATAATAACTCATCGGTCGAGATTCTATTGGCCATGTCCATCTGCCATTCATAATGCGATATCGCCTCGTCTAAGGCCTTAATTCTAGTCATGGTCATAACTGTATATTATATCCTCATAATCCAATTCTGGTTCTGGAAAAATAATCTCACCATCAAAATTTATTTGAGATTTCTCGAACCATGACAAATAATCGTCCGGTTCTATCGACCAATCGATAATATGCTCTTCTGCCATTGGTCTTTTATAGCCAATGCCTGCGGCAGTGACTAATTCTTCATAATCTATATTTAGTGGCACATTCTTTATTTTATAATCAGACCCGCCCTTTGCCTTCCAGTGCGGGTCTTTAGAATCGCCGTAATTCTCATAGTATTGGGTGCGAATCACGAGCATTGACATTATCTGCTCTCCCGTTCAGTGCGTTTTTCCAATGCATCAAACAAGATAAACTTGGCGACATTCAACTGCTTGCGGACATTTTCAGGCAGATTGAATTCCTGACAATCACTGAGAATACCAGCAACGACCATCTCAATACCAGACAAACGAGCAGTGATGGATTCTAGATAATCTTCACGAATATCCTGCTCAGTAATTCCGTAACAATTTCTTTCGAATTCTGTCATATTATTCTCCAAATAATAAATCTAATTTTGAAATACCACGAGAAGCAAGATACTCTTCCCACAGATAACCTTTTTCCATCGCTTCTAATAACGTATCACCGTTACAAATAAGCACACATTCTGGGTCAGCGTGAGCCATAATATACTCACCATAACCGTCATAATATAAATCTTCTAATTTTGACATTAATTTTGCTTTTGACATCTTTATTGCTCTCTAATCATTCAACAGAGACCATTCTACACCAACCGGCAAATGAGTCAACCATGTTGCCAAAAAACAACAGTTCTCATTATCATTTTGATATAAATACCCATTGCAATGTGATTTGATGTTAATTATGCAACTATAGGAGTTAACAGAAATGAAACATTTAGTATTATTATCAATTTGTCTATTCATCTTGGGTTGCGAAAACAACTATCGTTACCCATGCCAAGACCCAGAAAACTGGGAAAAGAAGCAATGTAAAAAACCAATATGTGAAGTCAATCGTGATTGTCCTGAGTACATTTTTAAAAAGGAAATGCAATGAAACCACAAAAAGTCAGTAAACCGGGGGAACGTTACACCGAACAGGAATTAATGGTTCGCCTTAAATTCTTTATAGGCGTATGCCTTGCACTCACATTAATTGGTATTGTATTTGTAGTCTTATATTCTATCATATTCGTAACACAACCTTTAAATGCCATGTCACCTATTGACGCCAAATTCTTCGAACTTATCATACCATTGGCAACTTTCTTGACAGGCACATTATCAGGCATTATGTTAGCTGGCACTGGCCGTGAGGCAGCAATGGCAGGTGCAGAAATGCAACGAGCAGCACATGCCGCTATGAATGAAACAGCAGAAGAACCAGAAGAACCTAAACCTAAAAAATAACTGAATTATATTCTACAATGGTGATTTTATTATGAGATTATTCATAAGAAAGTTAAATGGATCCAATATCAGCATTTGCAGCAGCACAAACAGCCATTGGTTTAATACGCAAAGGCGTGGAGTTTTACAAGGAATGCAAAAGCACTGGCTCTGATGTTATGGAAATTACTAGTGAGGTCACAGACCACATTGGTAAATTTATGGCTGCCTCTGATGTAGTTAAAGAGGCAGCCGAGAAGGCAAAGACTGAAGTGCCGAAGAAAGGTAAATCAGTAAATGCACAGGCACTAGAAAATGTAATGATGGCAAGACAAATATTTCAAGCAGAGACAGAATTGCGTGAAATGTTAATTTATCAAGCACCTGGTCTTGGTGCAATATGGACTGAATTTGAAAAAGAACGAGCCAGATTAAAAAAGGTACAAGAGCAACAAGAAATAGAAGAGAAAGAAGAAAATGAAAGATTAGAGCGTGTTGCTGCAGCAAAGGCCAAAAGGCGTAGAGAAGCTCTAAAGAACTTAATAGATGAATCGGTAATTGGTGTTGCGGTACTATTGGTGATTGTATTCTATCTTGGCATGTTATATCTGGTTGTAGAGTATAGAAGAGAACATTATCCAGAATATGGCGATAAGATTATACCTCAACTACAACCAAATTGGAAACAATATGAGATTGATTATATGAAACAACTACTAGAAGAGAGGGAAGAAAGATTGAGGCAACTAGAAGAACTCAATCGTCTTCCTTCAGAGACAGTAAATACTCCATAACCTTTGTCATTGCATCATCTTTGTTCCTTGCCAAGACTTTGAACTTGGCAAGGTGGTCTTTGTTTATCGACATATCAAAAGGCACAACGCCATTGAACTGTAGTGGTGCATTCAACTGTATAGTCACAGTAAAATAGTCCATGCCTTTTATATTATCTAATAATTGTTTTATTTCCATGTGCCATCCGACATCATTCTAAGTAATTGCACATCATCATTAGGCACAAGAAAACACCTTGCATGATATGTTCTCTCGAATCCTAATTGATTATCCATGTAAGTAAAATCGATAAGTTTATTATCTATCATCTGTTCAGCCAATGCTATTGCCAATTGTCTTTTCAGTACATCAGCGTCAGGCATACCACCTTTTTTAGACATTGTATTAACATCTATAATTTGCTTAGTATGAACCATTTTACCTTGAATTATGTATTGCTTGGCAACCCATTCATTCTTATTATACACATCATGGCCTATACCGCCACCACCTGTACCACCTATTGCAAAACTTTGTACAGCCATAATTTACTCCTTCAAATGTAAAGAATTTAAAAATAAAGCATCGGCTTCTTCTTCATTACCAATCATTCCAACTGGAAATGTATTAAATGCTAAACTAATTCTAGTATCTTCATTCACAGTATTATACACCATGTGCATCAAACTTGATGGAAATAATAATAAATCTCCTGTAGCTACAGGCAACCACCATGATGTAGAATTCCAATGATTAAAAGTTTCTGGATTTATTAATATTTGTCTATACACATCATTGAGAAAATATATCTTATCTAACTCAGGATCAGCATTAATATAAAATACACCCGAAATATAACTATTTGGATGGCAGTGTCGATGGTGATTTTCACCTGTATTGGTGTAGTTTAACCAAGATTGCGTAATACGTAAAGACACCTTATCACTGGCACATACAACATTTTTTAAATAATAACTTACATTCTCTTCTATGAATTTTTTTATCCTACTCATTTCTGGGTGTTTCAAAATATATGTGTCTTTTGAAACCTTATGTGTACCATCGAGTACAGTTTTACCAGCATGTAATTGAATAAAATCATTTTCTTTCTTATTGAAAGTGGTTTTAAATTTATTCGACAATACAGGCGTAGGGAATAATGATTGTAACCGAGCGGTCATTAATTAAAATTCTTTATAAACTTCACGTGCATCACTACCACATTCAGGACAATTTGCATACTTTGGCAAATCATCTAATAATCCATCCACATTTTCATCATGTATATGGCCACATACTTCACAAACATATTGCTTTAATTCACTCATAACTATCTCCTTAAAAATTATAAAATTACCTTATGTGGACACAAATCAACAGTGATTGTAATTCTTTCATCGTGTCCTGTGTATCTAGAAACCTCATGCCATACGTGGTTGGGACAAATTACCATTCTATTTCTTTTAGTCTCCACACTAATCGTTCTTTCTTCTTGAAAATTAAACAAACCCGAAAAACTAGGATCATGAAGTATTAAACTTCCACCTTCTTTATCATTATCCACATCTGTCAGATAAAAAATACCAAAAGCATCAACGGATTGATTATGATTATGTAATGCCTTATGATCTCCATTTCTCATGAAAGGTAATTTACCAGAGTATTCATCAACTCTATCATCTATACATTCTCTGGTCAATTCATTACTATCATAAGAACTAGCCAATTCATAAAAACAATCAACAAACATTTCTCTCAATTCTACCAATTCGGGAAATTGAATTAAGTTTTCTTTCTTAAAAAGATTTATACTATTATTTCCCGTCAAAGAGTAATCTTGTTTTTCTGCTTGAATTGATTTAAATATAGACTTGACTATGAATTCTAAATTTTGTGACCATTCTTCACTCTTATCATAATCTTTAATTAGAATTCTAGTGGGGAAAATTGTTTTAATCATGAAATTCTATCACGAAGTTTTATGCCTACCCATGTACCACAAAAAGCACCTAAACAGGCAGGAATTAATAACCAATGATTGGCAGTGTATTCAATGACAGCAAAACTGGCAACCAACCACATAGCAGCACCCCAAAAACTGGCTTTCAAAGCACTACTCTCAGTCACAGATTTTAGGTAATATACGTAAAATATATCAACAAAAAATATGGCAATGAAAGTAAAAATAAACTCAAACATAACAACTCCAATAATGGTGCCCTTTGACAGAATTGAACTGCCAATTGATGATTACAAATCAACCGTTATACCATTTAACTAAAAGGGCTATAAACTACTACTTAATTTTTTCCGAATTGTAGTGCAACCATCCTGTTACTATGTATTTCTCTTGATTAGATGGTATGCCTCTATGAGTAAATGTCCAATCACAACCCCAAATCAAAGTCAGTCCTTTCTCAGGCTTTACTTTGACACCTTGATGAAGAAATTCAGTTTCTCCATCCATATACACATCATTTAAATATGTCATGAATACTAAATGCCTTGCACTAAGAGGAAATTCATCTGTACCTCTTTCAGTGTGCCATTTAAAATATCCACCATTCGGCGGATAATACTGAATTTTAGTAACTTCTCTATCTAAAAATGGTGAATACTTATTACATGCTGGATACTTCTTTATGTACTCATCAACAACAGGTGACAATTGAGCATAATATTTTTTCAACATAAAATCGCTGTTGTTTAAAAATAATTCTCTAGATATTTTTACCGAAGTATCTACAGTTGCTCCTTTGTTTGGTATATTAACCTCACCATCAAAAACATCGGGAGATTGTTTCATATAATCAATAATTTCATCACAAAATTTAGTATCGTCAGCATACCAACCACAGATAAAATTATTTAAACTATTGACACCATGTTCTCTCATATTATTTAATCAAATAGATTATAAACTATTACTCAATATCTTATCAGCAACAACTTCTACCACGTGTCGATTCTTATAACCTAAGAACACAACAGTATATTCATTATCATCCTTCTTAACAAACATTACAAGACATTTGCCAGCAGGACTTGTAGTGCCTGTTTTAGATATTTCTATCGTATCGAATTTCTGTAGCAATGCCTTATTGGTATTATTAATTTGCGCCTTCTTTATATTGTACACACTTGTTGATGTAATTTTTCTTATTATATCATAAGTGTACGCATGAAACAATAGTATAGACAAATCTTTTGCCGTACTAACATTATGTTCACCTATACCTGAAGGATCAACAAAATTTGTTTCTCTCATATTTAAAACCTTGGCAATGATATTCATTTCTGCTATGAATTTATCTCTACCACCAATGTGATTCTTTGCCAATATTTCTGCCGCTTTGTTATTACTTTTCACTAACATCAAGGTCAATAACTGTTCTCTTGTTGCCTTCTTACGGAAGAACGGTATGCCACCAACAATTAATTCTTCATCTAATGGCGCACCGCTCTGTATCACCGTAATTGCCGTCATTAATTTAGTTACACTGGCAATTGGCCTCACATACGAGGCATTCTCTTCTATTACTACTCTATCTTTCGTTATATTGTAAACGTATGTTGTCTCCGCAAAAGATAATTCACTAACTGCCAATAATATAATAAGGGTTAAAGCTCTTATCATATTACTCCTATTTTACTACAGTACTATGTTTCCTGTAATTTTACTTGATTAAATCGTTTCTCTTGTATGGTTATTTCACCATCCGCCTTTCGAGGATTCATACACATGTAGCAATGAGGTTCACCACAATTCAGAATATGCTTCTTATGATTCCTATGTGGTTGATCGATATATTTCCACTTACTATCTGCATGATACGCTTTTGCTATATTCACCTGCTTTTTTATTTTTGTTTCAGTGTCATGAATACGTTTTGAATGTTTCAACTTATGATCTTCATGTGACATAGCATCTCCTTTGGTTATCTGAGGAGCATTGGCTGCTCCTTATCTACAGCATGGTACAACAAATCAATCGTTTTTGCAAAATCTCCTTGATGAAAAATAGCAATACCGCCAGCAACAACCCACTCTTGAACGTTTGATGGTTTATCATCGATCAAGATATCACCAGCAGTTTTAAACCACTTTTGTTTATCTCTCGAAAAGGGGCCGAAATTAATAGGTACACCTGGAAAATGCCTAGCCAACCAAGCAGTTTTATCGTCACGTGCTGTTGGCATTGTACTTTCACGTGGCAGTGCAGTTAAAAACTCCACATCAAAACGAGTAGAGAATGAAAGTGCAGCTGCAACTAATAGTTCTGAATCCTCGATCATATCTAATTGATCGTAAAAATTAGGTATTGCTGCGACTTGTGCCCATTCTGTTGATGTTAAATCAGATACACCCCAACCGATTTTACGGCCGAGCAGATTCGATACGAACTTATCAAAGTCCGCAACTACACCATCCATATCAATATAAATCTTTTTCACATCATCTCCAATCATCATCAACTGATTGCCAGTGGTCGCCACCAACAATAAAATCTTTTTCTGTATTTACGAATATTCTATCAAAGTCTGGTATTTGTATATCATAATCTTCTGAAGTTAATGATTCTACTTCTGCACCTTGACGTAATAATACCGCATTCTTAGTAAACCTTTTTGTCTGAGCAATTGCCTCAGGTGTTAAGTGATGTTCTTTCATTTTTTGACTACGAACTTTTTTGTCCTCGTCACTATGAACTCTCACGTTACCGCAAGAGGCAGAGCAATATTGGCCACGTTTACGGTGTAAAGTACCGCAACGTGGACATTCTTTTTCTCTATAAACACCAGCCAATTACCGACTCCAGATAATAATTATAACATAGACAAGGAATAAGTCAACCTTGTCATTCTGTTAATATTTATTGCAACTCTGATAACATTCTGGAAGGGTCTAAGGATGTGATAAAATTGATTTGATTACAGGCTTCAGTCTCACCATCACAATAACGAACCACAGTCTGTCCTGTATAGCTGGATACGAAAGTGAGTAGTACGTAATGGTCTTCAAGAACTGAAAACTTTACGTACCACCCATTTCTTTTAACAGTATCCCATGATTTGAGATTACTTCTTGTTTCCATAAACTTCCGGCATTTTAAAGTCAATTGCTTCTTTTGCATGATGTCCTAACCCCACTACAAATTTTTCTGCTTCTTTTGTATATGTAGTAAAAAAGGAATATGTAGCATGATCTAGTGCTTTGGTGTAACTCTTATAACCTTCAACTTTAAGGTCTACAAAGGCCTTTAGAAAATCTTTTTGACGTTTTACAACTTCGTCCATCGTTGGTGTTGGTGCGTATGGATACATTAACATAATAATCTCCTTAAAAATATATAATCTATTTAGTATATTTTATATTGCATTGCAACATTAGTCAAGATTAAATGCATCTTTGAGACTCAAGTTTGCCTTACGTATCTTACACGACACCCATTGATTATAGTAGGATGGATTTAGAAGTGCATGGCGACTGAATATCTCCCATGTTTCCCAATAGGCACATTCTGATCTAGTCTTGCATAGGTGTAATATTTCTCTCACATACTCATCTTCTTTACCTTTAACTTCTTCAGCCAATTCAGCATTAGAACCATAATAGTCCAACCAATCAGATTGTACTCTGATCTTTTTCTTCTTACCTTTTACTTGTTTTGTTTTAGATTTGGTGAAGAACTTCTTACCAATGTATCTACGACCAGTGGATGAATGAGTTATTAAGTAAACGAATCCAAAATAACCTTCAGCATCCTCTGGTGTAAACTCTTGAGCTGTATTATAAAAATACCACATTACCAGCTCTTCGATTTCTCGATAGCTGTATCTTTTAATGTAGGGTTAAAATTAATACCACTAACCATTTCAACTTCAGCAATCGTCACTTGATACTTAGGTAAATCTTGTACTGGCAGGTTACTATTAGGGAAAATATAGGCACTGGCCTTATTATTATTCACATCAATAATAACTTTATACAATTTAGTAGGCACACCAACTTTATTGGCACCAATAGTTTTGTAATCTTTATCGTAGATTGGACCGGACACTACGTAAAGGTCGCCGGTGTTTAGAACGTAGTCTCGAACTTTAGTCTCCAACTGTTTCCAAATCCCCCTATTGTTATTTTGATTTTGTGGAACCATATTGGATAGAAAAAACGACTCACTCATCACGGCAGCTGACTGAGTATTGTCGCCAGCTGGTGATAAGTGTCCTCTGTCATATGGATGTCCTGCATAATCGGAAAGTAAACTTTGGTTTTGTTTTGGTATTGCTGGGTCTGGTCTAAAATCATCTTTACGTTTTGCAGTGCCTGTAATAGATTCTTTGGTTACATGTTCTAATACATAAGAGGCTGTTTTAGTTTTGTTATTATATTGCAGTGCATAGTTTAACTTACATAGATATTGCACATCAGATTCCAATAATGAACTAATTGGCGCACCATAAGGTGCAAATTGTGGACAATTATCATCAATTGGATTTGCAAAAGCATTTACACATAGTAATAGAGCAGCAATTGTTATTTTTATTTTCATACTGAGTCCTTACATAAGAGGTTATATACATCGTTTCTTGCGGTATTTTTAGTCAATACTTCTACTAGATAAGTGCCAGGTTCAAATGCATTATAAAATATAATTACACCATTTTTATCAGTGTAAAATTCTCCAGATAAAGATACAATTGCATTATCACACATTAGAACGCCGTTAGTGTATATTCTTGCTGTAATGCCTTCTATTCCCGCAAATCTGCGTGGTGGTTTTAGAATAGTTACAGAATGTAGTAAATATATGGATTTTTTCTCTTTTGTGAGAGATTTATCTATAAGTAAATCGAATCCTGCGGTATCGGATACTAGTAGCCAGTCTTCTGGATTATGAATGATGGTTTGCGTACCATCTTTATTTCTAAGAAAATCTAATTCGAAATCTCCAGCCATAGTAGGCAGAGATAGTAATGCGGTTAAAAGAACAGTGAATAGGTGTTTCATGTGCCACCTCCAAAAAACCTATTTAGTTCCAATATTTCGAATAATCCTTTTTATTCCAATACTCTGCATTATTACGATTTAAGAAGTTTTCAATCAAATACAATGCCATACCAAAGTACCCCATTCTCTGAAATCTTCTACTATCTTGGCCTAGGTAATGATTAACTATTTTAAACTTCTTGACATCATACATCTTAGATAAGAAAAAATCTTCACTTGTACCGAACTTGGCTGGAAATCCTCCAAACTCTTCAAATTTTGATCTTTTAGTCAACATGTATGCACCAACAGCAAATGGTACCCAATACTTCATTAGATTGTTTATTGCATTGAATAACATGAATCCTATCTTTGCTCTGATATCGTCATCATAACATTTTAGATTTAAACCAATCAAGTCCAAATCATGATCTTCTAATTCTTTGATCGTGTCAGCAATAACTGTATTGGAGAAGAATCTTACATCACTGTCAATGAATAGTATGTATGGTGTCTTGACAAGTTTTGCACCATTGTTCTTTGCAATACTAACCGGACCGCCATCGATGATTTCTATGTTTAATTTGCCTCGATAAGCTTCAATAACTCCACGAGTATCATCAGTGGATGCATCGGCAATAATAATTCTAGTGTCGCCAATATTTTGGTTTCTTAGATTATCTAACAAGTGGTGAATGTATTCTTCTTCATTTTTGCAGGGAATAACAATCGTAATTTTGTCACTGATCTTCTTCATTTTTGTCTTTTTCCTGTGTCCAAGTTACTATCTGCCATGTTCCGTCATGATGTTCTACTAGTGCTGTACAACTTTCAACCCAATCTCCATCATTCATATAAACTACACCATCTATTTCTTTAATCTCTGCATGATGTATGTGACCACATATTACACCATCAAAGCCACGCTTGCTGCAATAGCCAGCAAGGTTACGCTCAAACTGAAACATAAAGTCAATGGCTTTTTTAACTTTATGCTTGAGATACTTAGATAAACTCCAATAACCAAAACCCATCCTATGACGTAACCAATTATACTTGCTGTTAATACTGAGAACAAAGTCATATGCTTTATCTCCTAGAAAACTAAGCCAAGGTGCTAATCGTGTTATACCATCAAATAGATCACCATGCACTACTAGGTAATGTTTGCCATCAGCACCAATATGTTCAGTTTGATTAACAACTTCAATCAAACCAAAGCCGATACCATACGGAATAAGTGGACGTAAGAATTCATCATGATTACCTGCGACATAGACTACTTTGGTGCCACGTTTAGCGTGACCCATAATTCTACGCACCACATTAGTGTGACTTTGCTTCCAACGCCATTTGTTTTGTTGAATTTTCCATGCATCTATTATATCTCCTACAAGATATAGAGTTTCGCATGTATTGTGTTTGAGAAAATTATTTAATTGTTCAGCTTTGCAGTCTTTAGTGCCGAGATGAATATCACTTATAAAAATAGAGCGATAAGTTTTTTGCATTGAAGTATCCGGTTACGGATCCGGAGTCATCATATTATTATGACCGATTTTTTAGATTAGAATGAACGGTTGTAAGATAAACGCCAAGAGTTTTTCTCTTCGGCTGAATCACCATATACTTGACTGTAACGTACAGCAACGGTATCTTTATCAGTAATAGCATAAGCAACTGCTACATGACCACGTGTACCTTGATATAAATTTACAGTATCAAAAGCATTACGATAACGACCACCAATATCACCACTCAAAGCACCTGCGATTGGAAACTTAGTACCAAAATCTACAGCATAATGTGCAAAATGGTTGGTTGATGTGATCTTTTCACCTAAACGTACACCAACATAAGGCTTTAACGAAGCAACTTCGAAAGACTTACGAACACGAACTTCAACACCTTCGGTAATAGAACCTGAACCGATATCTGTTTGACTACCTTCTAATTTCAAACTGTAGTCCCACTTGTCTTGAGTCTTGAAACCAGCAACGATAGCACGTTTAGTGTTATCTGCTTTGGTGTTACGATTTTGTTCTTGGTAATATTGTAATTCAGCGTAACCTTTAACATCAGCAACTGCTACACCACAAATCATCAACAACGATACTGCTACGAGTTTAACAAACTTCATACACTTCTCCTATAAAAAAAAATCAACTACACTTATTTATGGTTGTAACACAAACGTCACAATCATTCATACATTACTGTATTCGTATCACCTAGAGCCCATTTAGAATTAGTTTCGACCGACCATCTTTTTGTTGCCACTTTAAAATCAGGCATTTTTAATTCTTTAGGATTACTACTAGGTTCTAATATTATTAACCTATTATTTGGTTGAGCAGCAAACTGCCCATTATCACACATGATAAAATTGTATGATTTATGGTCTTCAATATCTTCAGAAAATCCAGTATCAATTATATTGAAATCTGGATGAGCCGAATCGACCGTAAACATATAGACACCTTGTTGCCAACCACCACTCTTCAACTTAAATTTACAACTCATCGATTGTAACTGAGATTTTTTCAATACAGTTATATCATATGATAAACAGTCCCACAATTGCAAGTAATCTAGTGGTAATGGTTCACCTTCGATTGGTTTCCAGCAAAATGCATGTAATGGTAATTTATCATACAATGCACCATATTCATTTAAATATGCCTCAATACGAAATGCTTGGCCTCTTAATGATTTAATACTTACCCACCAACAAGGAACAAGTTCTCCATGTCCTTTTTGAAAGTCATAGAGAAATTCTTTTCGAACAAAACATTTTACTGGAGGTAAATTTGCAACGATATGTGCCATTTAAGCAGCCTTAGACCACACATCTTCCCATGTACCACTTAACGCACCTTTAGCATAATCAGTTGCACGATTTTCAAAGAAATTCGTATGTGTTGGTGCATTAATCATTTCTTCTACCCAAGGCAGAGGATTCTTTTTCACTTTAAATATACCTTTTAGACCAAGACTAATAAGACGGCGATCAGCAATATAACGAATATATCGCTTAACATCAGATTCACTAAGTCCTTGCATAGGCCCCATAGAAAATGCCAAATCGATAAATTTTTCTTCGAGTTCAACCATTCTCTCTGCAATCGTATAGATTTTTCCTTTGAGGTCATCATTCCAAATTTCTTTATTTTCTTCGACATATGTTCTGAATAGTTTAATCATTGATTCACAGTGCTGAGTTTCATCAACAATCGACCAAGTAACAATCTGTCCCATTCCCTTCATCTTACCGTGTCGAGGGAAATTAAGAAGCATAATAAAACTACTAAACAACTGCATACCCTCTGTAAATGCTGAGAAGCAGGCAATTTGTGTAGCAGTCGATTCTTTTGAAGAGGCCACTGTACTAACCTCTGTAATGTAATCATGTTTATCTTTCATCTGTTGGTATTCCATAAACTCTGCATACGTAGAATCTGGCATACCTAATGTTTCAATCAAATGAGAATATGCTGCAACATGTAATGCTTCACGTGCTGCAAATCCCAATAACATCATACGAACTTCAGGTTGTTTGAATATTGGTAGATAGTTATTCACATAACCACCTGCAACGTCAACATCACCTTGAGTAAAGAATCTAAAAATGTTAGTTAAAAAATCTTTTTCAGATTCAGTTAATTTACTCTTCCAATCTTTTACATCTTCTGCCATTGGCACCTCAGTATGTAACCAATGTGATTGTTCATGTTTCAACCAAGCATCATATGCCCAAGGATAGTGAAACGGTTTAAAACTTGTACGATCTTCTAACAAATTTGATTTTTTCTTACTCATTTATCCATGCCTCTAATTCTTGTTTTGATTTTGTACCAACCATCTTTTTCAATACTGTATTATCTTCGACCATAATTAAAGTAGGAACTGATCTAATTCCATATTCAGAAGCAATTTCATTATGCACATCAATATCAATAACCTCAATAGGTAAATTTGTATTGACTTGTTCTAATGTCATTGCTAAGGCCTTACATGGCGCACACCATGAGGCAGTAAATCTTAATACCTTTTTCATTTACTCTCCGTTCTTTTCTTATTTTTCGCAGGTGCGAGTTCTAGTTACTGTACCATCTGGATTTTTAACTTCTTCCCATGCTGTACACTTTTGTTGTTGTACTTCTTTTTCCATAGTTGCAGGTTTTTCGAATACAGGTTCGATAACGAAATGATTGGCACCCCACCAACCAAAAGCACTTACAAAACCATACAATAACATTTCACCCATTTTATTTCTCCATCAATTCATTAACAAAATCTAACAATAGTTTATGCTGTACGCCACCATGATAATGATCTTTCATCCAACTATGATATGTGTACCAAATTGGTGTACCTTCAGGATGACAGCCTATAATACCGATGTTGTTTTGTATAATGGCCATCGGGTCACCATTAGCATATCTTGCAATCGTTTCAAACTTTGTTTCATCACCCGCCAATGCACAACCATCAAAGAAAAACATTTTATGGTCTTCACCTTTCCATGTTATAGGCATTGCCTTTGCATGTGGTCGTTTAGTATCTGTATTTGGTCTTGTAATATATTGTACAGCATCCACATCTTTTAGTATATTAAAATAATGACTGCCTGCCCAATATGCACCCATACAGATACCAAGATACTTGCCACCATTATTCAGAAAATCATATATCTTTGTTCCATTATTATTGAACAGTTGATGCCATGATTCTGAATCTCCCTCGCCACCAGGAAAAGCAACAACATCAACATCATCAAAGAAATCTTTTTCTACTTGATGTTTGGTGAATATTTTAAACATGTATTCGTCAGATAAAGCTTCAATTATACCATTACCACATTGTATGGAACATCTGGGGTGGTGCAAAAAGAGAGCCATCTTACGTTTCATTTAACCCTCACATGCTATGCATACAACTTCTTCAGTTGCTAACTGTTTCAAATCAATCTCCTCCATTACTTGTCGTTCGATTCGTTTTGATACTTTATCAGCCTTACCAATTTTTTCTGAACGGCAATAGTATAAAGTCTTCAAGCCTGTTTTCCATGCCATGAAATGAATTGCATGTAAGTACTTCACATTAACATCAGGTCTAAAGAAAATATTAATAGATTGTGCTTGATCGATATATTCTTGACGATCAGCAGCATGCTGTATAATCCAACGTTGATCTATTTCCATAGATGTTTTGAATACATCTTTAGTCCAATCATCCATCCATTCTAGATGTTGTACTGAACCGTCATTTGCAATGATACTTGACCATACTTCATCATAATCTAACTCTTTATCATCCTCACATGCCTTTTTAATGATAACATCTAAGAACTTATTTTTGTTAAGGTGAGAGCCTGAGAGCGTATCTTGTCTATATGCATTTGCTCGATATGGCTCAACACTAGGAGAAGTGTTGCCCATGATAATAGAACTGCTAGCATTGGGTGCAATAGCCATGAGATGGCTGAAGCGCTGACCAGTACCTGCAGCATCCGGAGCTTCACCACGTTCTTTGCCGAGTTGGAGATTGGCATCGTTAAGTCCCTCTCTTATATGTTTAAACATTTGTACATTACGACCTGTGGCCATTGGTGATTCAAATGCTAAGTTTTTCTTTTGTAGATAAGCATGAAAGCCGAGAGCGCCAATACCAATAGACCGTTCACGAATAGCACTGTATCTTGCCCTTTGTATGCTGTCAGGAGCATTATCAATGAAATGCTGAAGGACGTTATCGAGCATCTCTGCAACGTCCCGAAGAAAAAGTTTGTCATCTTTCCAATCATCATAATACTCCAAATTCAAAGAAGATAAACAACATACAGCAGTACGTTCTTTATCGGTTGGTAAAATAATTTCACTACACAAATTCGATTGTTTAATACTTAAACCTAATTTCTTTTGAAACTCTGGCATTGCTCTGTTACTTGTATCAATGAAGTGAATGTATGGTTCGCCTGTTTGCATACGCATTTCTAAAACTCTCTGCCATAATTCACGTGCTGATACTTTCTCTTTAACATCACCTGAATGAGGATCTTTTAATTCCCATGTATCATCAGCATCAGGATCAATCATACACTTTTCAATAATATGCATGAAGTCATCGGTGATATTAATACCATGGTGTAAATTTAATGTTCTTAAATTAGGATCACCTGTAGGTTTTCTCATCTCTAAAAACAACAAAATATCTGGATGACTAATATCAAGATAAGCGGCATAACTGCCACGCCGAGTACGACCTTGACGATAGGCGAGACTTGAAGCATCATATGTACGTAAATGAGGCATAATACCAACAGACTTATCATCAGCACTACGAATTCCCAAGCCAATTCCTACTCCTCCACCTAGCATTGAGAGCCAGTTGACTTCCGAGAGGGTATTGACAAGACCTTCTGCACTATCATCAAGATAAGGGAGGAAACAACTGATAGGCAAACCACGCTTGCTACGGCCAAAAGATAGAATAGGAGTAGAATAGCTGAGCCAATGCCTGCTGCTATAATTATAAAGACGCTGAGCGTGAGCCAAATTAGATCCAAAACTTTTGCTAACATATGCAAACCTTTCTTGTGGTGAGGTTTCATCCTCTTTCATATATGATTCTTTTAATCTTTTAATTCCTAATTCATCGAATAAATTATCACGTGAATAGTCTACCGTGATACCATGTACCGTTTTTTCCATTTAATCCTCTTTGTTATTTTTATTGTACTGCTGCGACTACATTAGGGAACTTTTCAGAAATAATATCCCAACATTTTTTTGCCACATCCATGTGTTCTTTCTGTGTACCATTTGCCATCCGTAGAGTGCAGTAATGGATCCACGAACGTAAAGTTCCGTTCATGTATAATTTTGATTGTGTGTTGCCTTCTGGTAGTACAGACCTTGCTTGTTCTTTAGCAATACCGTTATTGATTGCCCATTCATAAGCATTCTTCGATTCTTCAATCACTCGCCTTTGTCTTTCTTCCCATCGTACCTGCAATGATAGGTCGTCAGTCGTAATACTATTTTGTCTGTTTTTATTGTCTTGCAATCTTGCTTCACGTAATTCAAATGACAAATCTTTTGTTGGATCAGCATATCGTTGGCTGAATTCTTGAAACGAGAAACTTCTGTGTCGTAATATCTGTCTTGCAATATCACGTGTTGTGTTTATTTCCATTACTATATTTACCATCTCAAATGGTGACCAATGTTGATTCTTAATCAAATAACGAATCAACTTTTCATTGCCTTCGGTAGTGTTTTGGTTACTAGGATTAGATACCCTAGCCATATAGACAATTAAATTCTCATCACCCGAAACACCAATCATCTTTACATTCATATCTTCTTCCAATAATTAAATTTCAAATTCGCTTTAACACCTTGAAACGTGTTATTACTTATAATATCTTGCACTTCACCTGCTGAAATGCCATTTTGTATCATCTCATTGATATCTTTGCCTTCCATAGTGTCTGGCCAGATAACAACTTTACGACCTGCCTTGATGGCTGTCTGAACCATCTTGACAATTTCTTTATTACGAGGTTCATTATCAAAGACCAAAACAACATTCTCAACATTCATCGATTCAGCAGTTTTGTTCAGATTTGCATCACCAGAAGCGATAGTATTATTTAGAAACAAACTGTCTATGGGACCTTCTACAATCTGTATAACCTGTGATTGATTTATTGTATCGAGACCATAGATTAATTTGTCTTCACTATCATTTGTTCTGAGAGTTACATATCTGAGTTTATATGTAGTCTCTCCCAAAGCACGACCGGATACTGCAATTAATTCTTTATTCTGATTGTAGAATGGTATAACCAAACGAGCATCATTAGTAATTGTTTTGCCATGATCTGGCACCAATGCATTAACAAAATCTAGATACTTCTCAGTGAACAACAATTTATTCCATTTATCTTTAGGAATATTTCTTGCAATAACATAATCTTTACAGTAGTGACCATCAGGCAATTCTGACACATACATTGCATGTTCAAAAGATTTCTTGATGATAGGTAATCTAGTCTTGATTGGTAGTGGAGCTTCCACAACCTTGTTAGTCTCACCTGTTTTATACCGTTCAAGTACATATTCTCTATGTACCGCAGGATCAACTTGTTTAATAAGATTGCCAATGTTCGTGCTTGCTGAACAGTTATGGCAACGGTAGAATAAACTATTTCCCTTTGCAAATGCATACCCACGAGCTTTAGATTTATTCTTTTGACTGTCACCACAAATGGGACATGAAAAGTTCCAAAGATAGGCACTCTTCTGCTTAAAGTTCCGCAGACGAGAAGAGATAAGTTTTAAATAAGTGGAATCTGTAGATAGTGACATAATGCATAATATAATACATCTTTAACACAATGTCAAGTTAATTAAATAATTTACCTAACATTTCTAATTTGACGTTGGAAACTAACCAAGCAAACACAATTACACCACCGGCAACCATCCATCGCCATTGGGATAACTTTTGTATGTCGGCATCTTCTTTGTCATTATGTTCGGTAATATGATCTCGTAGAGATTTGATTTCATCCATAATTCTACGTTCAGTTAATTCTATCTTATCTGATAGGTTTCTGTCAACTGTAGTAATACGTGAATGTAATTCTTTGATGTCGCTCACAGTATCTTCTTTTCTTTTATCCATATCGTTATAGATTTGGTTTGTTAGTGCGGTTTGATTATCTGTGAGCTTTTCAATCACACGATCCATTTTGTTGCAAAGATCAGTGAGTGTACTGACTTTTACCTTCAGTACACCCACATCTACCTTTAAATCAACTTCGTTGATATCAGACAATTTTTACTCCGAATTGCCCGCTTTAATCGATTCTACTTTTTCTTGACCTCTAGTCCATGCCGAGATGCCTAGAATTGCCATGAAGGAGATATGAATAAAACCCCCGTTTTGTAGAGTCATCGATTGCCATTGACGAAATGCATCATTCGAAGCTTCTGTTTCCCAGAATTGAATGATTGAGAATAAAATTGGAAATAAAACAAAATCGCAGATATTGATAATCATGTAAGTTACAGCCATCATAGGACGCCATTTACTGGTCATCCAATCTTCCGATTTTTGTTGAGCTTCTGTTACTGGTGGTTCAACCACTTCTTCTTTTTTAGTTGCCATGTTATGCTCCTATCTTGGCGAGTTTATTATTTATCTTTTTAAGTAATTCACTTTTTTGTTCCTCAGTTTCATCTTCAACTAATATCGAATTTTCTACATCAAAACTTTTAAGTGTTAGTATGAAAGTATCTTTATCGATTACTTTATCGTCATACATCTTACAAATATCTGGAAAGTTTGATTCTAAAGCATGAAAGTATTTTGCCATTTTTTATCCTTGATTATAAATTATACCCATATGTTATGTATATTCTACCTGCACTACCAGTAACACCTAATCCATCACCTCCATTACCAGCTGTACCTCTATTAGCATCATTAGTATTTGCTGCTACTTTTTGACCACCAGTATTAGAAGCAGGATTTAAAACTTCAGTAGGATGAATATAACCACTGCCGCCACCGCCGCCATATGCTGCTGAAGTGTGTCCGCCACCGCCACCGCCATAGTAACCGCCACCGCCGCCACCACCGCCAGCGTTGCTATTTTCGAATCCGCCAGCACCACCTGGCGCCCATCCTAATCCGCCAGCAGCTGGATATGATGCTGATCCGGAACCTCCTTTACCTCCAGCTTTATATGATCCTGAGGTTCCTTCTTGTAACGGAACTCCACTGCCACTACCGCCAGCACCTCCAGAGTTTTGTGTTCCTTCTCCTCCGGATAATGAGCCAGCATTAATTCCTCTTTGACCTGATTGTCCTCCACCCGCACCACCTAGACCATTAAAGAAAGTGTATGATGCGTAAGAACCTCCTCCGCCACCGGCAACCATAAGAACTGATACTGTTCCTAAAGTTTCAATACCTGTAGCACCACCGCCACCGCCTGATACTCGTGGTGCTGTGCCTCCAGTTCCACCCGCACCAACTGTCATGCCGTATGAATTGGCCTTATACATTTTTAATAATCCACGACTAAATCCTCCGCCGCCGCCAGCATAACTAAGAATCGGACTGCCAGTAGGATTACCGCCACCGCCACCAGCACCCCACATAGTAATATTCATCGCTGCATTAACATTAGGTATAATAGTGTATAGCGTTGCAGCTGTTGATATAGTTAAGGGGCCATCTATAGCAAAAATCCATGTAGATTTTCCGGAGATAGCAGGAGATATAGAAAAAACCGCAGTATTAGCTACACCTAAATTGAAAGTTCTATCCGATGATTGATATTCAGTATCAGTTGCTCTTACTGTAAATGAATAGGTAGTGTAAGGTATACTTAACTGTATATTTCCGGTTAATAAACCGCCACTACTCAAAGTGATACCTTCAGGTAAACTACCTCCAATTTGTGTATATGATAAGATTGGACTATCTGATGTTGCTACGATAGAAGTAGATACATTTGAATTTGTTGTTTGTATTGGTAACGTAGTTGATGTTTGCCATGTTATTGCTCCGCCAATCTTCAATAATCCCGTTTTAAAGGCCGTTGATCCTGAAGGATTCTGTACATATAAATTATAGTTGCCATTGTTGGCAGCAGGAACAACTGCTCGAATTTGTGTTGATGTTGCACTAGTAACTGTCAAACTTGTATTAACATTAAAGTATGCCTGCACATTCGGAGCAAATCCAAAACCATTAATTATAATATAACCACCGGTATTATCTACGGCGGCTATATTTGCAAATTCATTTAAAGTATTATAATTTGAATTTGTAACTTCAACATTCGCAATTCGAACTACATTGATCGAATATTTTTCGAATACAGATGTGTCGATATTATAATCAAATACTTTTTGTGCCATTTAATAACCTATAGGGTAAGACTGATACATTTCGTTGGTTAAATTTGCAGTATATCTAGCACCTCTAGTTATACGAAAGTCTTGTATGTGTCCATAATAAGGTTGCGATGTTGTGGTACCGCCAATATAATGAGCATTGACAGTGTGATTGTTTGCATCTATCCAAATGGCACCTGATCGTGAACCATCTATGTATATAGAAACATTACTATTATAACGTTCAACAGCAACATGAACCCACGTATTACTTGTAATTGCAGCTGTACTAATTCTGTCGGCACCACCCATATAATATCTAACGTTGTTTGTGGTGGACAGATAAATTAATGGACTGTTTTGTGTTGTTGCACTTCTTTGGTCATAAATTGTTTGTTGTGCTGCACCATATCTATAAATCCAAAACTCAATGCACCAATTTCCTGTGCCAAAGTTTTCTGTTTCAGAACGTGCTGGTGCCATTTGAAGATAGTCACCAGTTCCGTCAAACCATAAAGAAGTATTCGAATACTTATTTTTAAAAGTATTATATGTTCCACCAGCTCTTGATGGTGCTGGCCAAGATTTGGGATCAGCGATAGTTTGAAGATTATGTCTTGTTGTGTAATCAACAATACCACCTGTATCAAAATTCATCAACAATACGGTATTGGCAGTTCTTGTTACTGGAGCTGTAGGTGGTGCCGAGTTGGCAGTATAAATCGCATCGCCTTTAACTATACGTAAATTCGAATAATAACCGAACATAGTAGCATTGTTAAATGCACCTATCGATAGTGGTACTGTTGATAATGTTGGATTAGGTGTACCAGATATTGCTACAGCAGGATTAGCCTCACCATTAACCCATACCCTTATACCAGAACTTGTAATAGTAACGGCTAAGTGATTCCATTCCATAGCCTTTACAGTTTTAGTAGAAACTACATATTGTGATGTACCATTATTATATTGAAATACTACTGTGCCTGCGGCTCTTAAACCGAAAGACCAATAAGTGGTTGCTGCAGCAATTGCTTGAGAACCTATTATATGAGGTACAGTTGTAGTTACTGGTAAAGAAATAGCATAGAACCAAAGTTCTATTGTGTAAGGAACTACTACACCACTACCTGTTTGCCACCAATCATATAATTCTTTACTATAAGGAATAGTAAAATAATTTCCAGCATCTTGAGCTAACCAACTTGCACCATGTAGGTGTGGTTGATATGCATTACTACCCCTAAATGGACCAAATGGTATTATTTTAGTATTATCACCATTTCTTGTCACAGCAAAATTATTATTACTTTTATCTCTAAAGCGATTATCAGCTAAGAGTAAAAGTTTAGTATTAGCTTCTACAGTTAATGGTTCTGTTGGAGGTGTGAATACTTGTGTACCCGTTGTAGTTTCTGTAGTTTGATATAAAGTAGGAACAGAGTTAATTGTAACTCTAAAATTACTAATCCAACCTTTAAATTGTTCGTTTACATCTGTGGTTGCACCAACGGATAAAGGACTCGATTGATCTGGAAAAACTATAGCATTATTAGCACGACCAGCTAATATACCGTTCAAAAATATACGGAAAGTTTCGCCGGTTCTAGTAATGCAAAGGTGATTCCATTTATTCAAATTGGGTGTATAATAAATTGAAGTACTGATACCTAAGCCCGAAGAACCTTGGAATGAAAGTTGTGCAATTGGCAATCCACCGAACGCAAAATAATACCTACCAGCGCCACCGCCACTGGCGAGACCATTATAACTCCAAACTATACCAAAAACTTGTTGATCGGTTGCTGGATGTATCCAACATTCAATACAATGATCGTAGTTCGATAAGTATAAATTTGTGTTTGCAGCTACCGTTATGTAATCTATGTTTGTAGAAGTGCCGTCAAAATAACCAGAATAACCATAAGGACTAAACGGACTAAAAGAACCAACCGGACCGTTTTGTGCTGCAGGATAAGTTATTAATCCTCCTGTTTTAGAAGTATCGACTAATCTCTTATTATTTTCACCATCATATGTTTGCATCATTAATAGAACGGTGTTGGCATCTACGTCTGCCGGAACTGTTGGTGGTGTTGTATTGGCAGTCCATAATGCAGTATTTTTTAATACTCGAAGACCGTGCAGATAACCAATCATAGGACTACCACCGGCAGTTTGACCATCGGCACCAATTGAAGGTCTATTAGCTTTTGTGATAAAAGATACGACAGATGTTGAAGTAGCACCAGTCTGTAATCCATTCATAAAAAGTCTTAAAGTATTATTTCTACGAGAGAGTAATAAATGTGTCCAAGCATTACGTGGCATTTGAGCACCCGTAATTAAAACTGTCGCATTATTTGTTGTTACTGTTACTGCACCTGTAGTTATTGCTTGGCCAATTCTAAGTCTTCCAGTTCCTGTAGCATCAGACAGAGCATTAGTATCGAAATACATGGACGCAGCAGCATATGTTCCTGTGTAATACACCCAACATTCCCAAGTAAAATCACCAGTTAATAAGTTAAAATCTGTACTATTTCCTGGATCAGCCAACATGTAGTCGCCAGTGCCATCAAAATAAGTTGATCCTAGTCTTGCTGTATTATTGTATGCAGTATTGTCACCAAAAGGATTGAAAGGACGTGCAGCAACATCATTGAGTCTTGTTATAGTAAAATTTCTATCACTACGATCAACGAGATATCTATCTTGAAGTGTTAATAATACTGTATTCGAATTTTTTTGTAACTTCGTTGTCGGTGGTGTAAATGCAGCACCATAAGCAGAAGCTCTGAGCTGAACTCTAACATCAAATATAAATGAAGAGGTAACTACGTTTGTTGTGCCTGATACTCCAATACCAAATGTTGCTGTATTTCTAGGTATAGTTCCTGATAATGTAACAGTTCCTCCTGAAACACCATTAACGTAAATTGTCCATGTATCACCGACACGAGTACAAGCAATATGATTCCATTGACCTAATACTATGCTAACACTTGATGTTATTGAAACGCCATAGGTACTTCCATTAACAGTAGCTTGAAATATTGGAGCTGTTGATCCACCAAATCCTAGTCTAAACCCAGCAATTGTAACATTAGATGCTCTTTTTGTTAATAAATCACAAGTTCCTGGTACTGCGGATGAAAAGAACCAACATTCTACTGAAAAATCTAAATTCAAAAAGTTTAAGAAATCACTATCAGGCACAGTCATGTAATCCGCTGTACCATCAAAGTAATAGCACCATTTATCACCATAAGGATAAATTGCTGCTGGATGAATGTCACCAAAAGTTCTGAACGAATGATTACTTGGAGACATATCACTATTAAATTTAGTTTTCTCAGGACCTATAAGGTGCATAGTAGTTCTATAATATTCACTGTCTCCTGAACCTACCTCATCAATATAATACTGAACAGTGTTTTGGTTTTCTGCATCTTTAACATCAATATACATATTGGTAGAAGAACCAGCTGTATTGGGTATTCCATAATAATAACCATTAGCTAATAAAGTTGTGTTGGCAGGTATAGTACTACCATTTGCAACTGAATATATCAGAGTGTTTGATGTTGGTGATGAAGAAAAATTGTAATTAAAAGGATAATTTAAAAGTTTCGGGTTTAGAATTAAACTACCAAAATTTGGCCAAACAGGAAAATCACTATACTGTATGCCATTGACACGTACAGCATTAGTACCATCTCCGTTTTGAACATATACGTTATAAAAACCTGTTGGTTTTGGTGGTAATAATGCTCTTAATTGTGTTGATGAAACGTATGTTGTAGAATTTGCCTGTTGATAATCAACTGTATCGTTATTTGAACTACCAAGAATAACTATAGAACCCGTATCGAAACCTGATCCATTAATTACAACATACGTACCAGTGCCACTTGAACCAGTATTAGCCGCAAGATCATCTAAAACATTATAAGATGAATCTGTTATTTGTATTGATTGAATTCTAGGACCAGAAAGACCAAACTGCGCTAGTGTGGATTCTTCGATATTAAATTCTTTTATTAAATTTGATGGCATATTTTATTATATTGGAACAAAAACTCGTAAACCTCTATGTTTCGTAGCATAACTACCATCAGGTTTTACAACATAAACGGTAAAATAATCTAAAACATCAATACCAGGAAGAGTAACATTTAATTCTTCTGAACTTACTACAGTTACAAGTGTAGCTGCTACATTGCCAACATAAACTAACATAGGCGAAGAATAATTATCTCCTAATATTTTAATATAACCAGTTGACGATGGTGATATTCTACCTAATCCATTGTTAGCAAAAGCATTATCTGTAGTCCAAACAGAATACAATTTTGGTGGAAATGATGGTCGATTAGCATCATATCCTAGTTTAGCTAATGCTGCGTCATCGATATTATCAGCTGTTATTTTTTGTGTCATTTGTTTACTTCATCGAAAATTTTCTTCTGTTCAGCATACCATTCTTGCCATGCTTGCAGTTTAATACGAATCTCATAATAAGATTGACTATTATCTGCGGTGTTCTTGATTATCTCACTAATGTTCTTAGTATCTTCAGGAACTTTATTTAGAGTAGGTGCAGGTTGCATTAACTCTGGTGGTACTTCTGGAAACTTTTGTTTAACAGGTACAGCAACAGAACAACCGGCAAGTAATAAGATTAAAAGATATTTCATTTTTGTGCCTCTAATGCCTTATTGTAAAACTTAATGGCTTCTGGCGTGAGAGAACAATCTTTATCTATAACTTCTTTCTGTATTTCAATTTCTTTCTTAACCACATCAATATATTCTTTTTGTAGTTTAACTTTAGTTACAATCTTCTCTCTGATAACTGTATTTACTTTAGCAGACTTTTCTTCTGCTATGGCAATCTTAGCCTCTAGTTCTTTAACACGAGCCTGCCATTTCTTTTCAACAGCAATACCACCAAAGAAATATATGGCACCAACCAACATTAGAATGCAAATGATTCTAATTGGTAATAAGTATTTACCAATGACTGGTATCTTAGATAGGAAATAAGTTGCGATTGTGCCAAAGAATCCTAGAACTAGGAATGTATTAGCAAGTGCAAGAAAAACCGAATCTGGTAAAAAATTAAGCAACCACACCTTTGCGCCTCATGTATGTAATAAATGGATAAAGTTTTTTCTTCTTAACTCCAGGTTCACCATCTTTACCTACACCGGCGCCTGCTATATTTCCACCACTGATATTGTTTGTGGGAATTTCTTCTTGTTGTATTGGCTTGCAGACTTTATCGGTACTACACCAATAATATCCAACACCACATTCTTTTTTGAATTCGTTCATTTTATCTGCCTTAGAGTATCTGCGATTTTCATGTCTATAGGTATATCGGAAGAGATTACATCTTGTCCTTTAATACCTCTGACTCGTTCCGGCATACAACTCAAAAACAACAAATATGTTTTTAAGATATCGTAATCTTCTTTAGGAACTTTAAAAAATAATAATCTAGTAGTAACTTCAACACCAAAAACATTATTCAAAATAATGAGATGATTAAGAACTAATTGTTCCCTCATCTCATCATATTTTTTGTACCGCTTAAAGAGTTTTTTAAGATAATTAAACCTTTTCATATCTTCTTTAAATTCACTCATTATGCAGTTTGGCTTGTCGTAAGCTTTAACTGCATAGAGTGTCACGTTCTCATTGGTCAAATTATCGAAATACATTAATCCTCGTCTTCATCCTCCGATACGAGGGAATTAATAGTATCTTCATCGCCAACTTGTGCATAGAAGTCATAATATCCTTCATCGGTAATATAATATATCACGTACAAATATATGATATGGTCTTCATTATCATATTGTTTTAAATCGAAAGTGATTTCATCACCTTCTTGGTCGAAATCATACATGACAGGCATATCTAGTCCGAAACGATAAAGACATTTTCGAATCTTTTGTATGCCTGCATGTACATCCATTATTAAACCATCAGATAATTCTCGGTTTAATAATGAATTAATTTCTCCAACGACCATTGGATTATCAATCGAAGAGGATGCACGTTGAGTCGGCTCATGTGCGTCATGAGCCTGACCTGTAATAATATTAGACATTAGTTGAGTTGTTCGTCATCAGCACCATCGCTAGTCATAGAACGCATTGGAACTAAAGTTTCATACGTTACACGACCTGCACGACCGCCAGTACCTTCTATACGAAGATTCCAACCTGGTGTTACTCCGCCTTTACGACCTTCAGCGCCAGTTAAAGATAAACTTACTTGAGTACCAACACCACCTGTACCACCAACTACAACAGCAGCAGTATTTGATTGATAGCCTTCGCCAGCAGCAGTCAATCGAGCTTTCAATAAATTGAAAGTTAAACTTGCAGTGAATCCTGTACCGCTACCAGTATTAGATGTGAATGGATTGTTAGTAACTGTAGGCAATACTGTGTAATCGCCAGCAGTTGAAATTGAAACGCCAGTTACATTACCATTAGCATTTACAGAGGTAACTGTAAGAACTGCGGAAGTTCCTGTGCCGCCAGTAGCTGTAAAGGTATTACCAACAGCATAACCAGTACCATTTGCTGTAATTGCTGTGCCAGTTACACTAGCATTTGTAGCTACAGTTGCTTGTGAAGTATTTGCACCAGTAATAGTAACTGTTGGTAATGCTGTGAAGCCAGAACCACCTGAAGTTACTGTAACGGATGCGATATTACCAGTAGTTACACCAGTAATTTCATCGGTAGAAATACCGAATAAACCTAATTCTATATTTGGAACATAACCACTAGCCGTAGTGTTGGCGTATAGTGTTGAACCGTTTGCAGAGACTCCTAATCCACTAGCGACTGGTATGTTAGGCGCTGTATCGCTGGAATCTGTACTTTTATATAAAGACATCTTTTTCTCCTAATGAGTTATTGTTATTATTTATACGTTATCTACCTTTTGTACCTGAGAGTTTAATTCAGGTTCAGGTTCAAATTTGTCATTACCTTTGTTCTTTTCTTTTGCTTTCTTAACTGCTTCACGTACAATTTGTGCTTTACGTGATTCTTGTATTTGCACAGATTCAGGCACGCAGTTTGGAACTTTCTTGCCACCCTTCTTTTTCATACCAACCATCTGGTAACCTTTCCAACAAGGGTCTTCACCTTTCATCTCATTAGCTTCAGAAACTTTAGCGGTTTGTTTCTTCATAGCACTTTTAGCCAAATCACGAGCACGAGACATTGGTGTATGTTTTGCACCTGACTTATCTGTTACAGTGCCGCCTGTAGATTTCTTGTAAGGAGGATCAAAAGGTGGTGAGTATTTTTGTTTCAAATACTTGTCAACTTTGCGATCATATTCATCTTTAGGTTTCTTAGCAACAGGAGTGGCATTTGGAGAAGGAACAAATGAATTAACTGCTTCATCGATCTCACTCATCATATAGTTGGCAACTGTTGAAATGTAATCTTCAGCAAGAGTGATCTTAGATTGAACCCACTCAGGAAGATTATCATTATCTTCCAACATGTCATGTACTCTTTGAGCATTGTTGATAATACTTTGTAATTGACCACGAGCCATATCACCTTCGTAATCATACTCTGTTTTTTCTTTTGCTTCATTCAAGCCATATTTCTTCTTGTACCAATCTGGTGTGCCAGACTTTTTACGGAAATAACGTACAGTTGCCGAATCATTTGCTTGGTCACGATATTTGTTTTCTGCTGTTGTATTGTGACCTTTCATCGCTTCTGCTGCCTTGTGTGCATCTTTAGCAATGTATTCTAATTCAGCATTAGTCTTTTTGTGATACTCATGGCCTTCTAATGGATGACGTTGTGATTGGCGACCTTCTTCCAATTCAACTTCTTCATGTAAATCAGCATGGCATGATCTATTTGGGCAACGATCTACATGATTCTTGAAGTTTTTTGCATCATCATGAGATTTAAATTTAAAGTAAGCACCTTTATCAGAAGCACCATCATATGTACCGCCATGTTTTTTAAGTCCAGATACTACATGTTCAGTATCTTTTGCATCAGGTTCATTACCATATTTACTACCATCACTTACGTGAACTAAATGTTCTTCTTCAAGAGATTCAACTTCTTCTTTCATTGCATCAATCTCTTTTTGCTTTTGTGCTGCCATTTGTTTGTAATGTGAAGGATCAGGTAAACCAGATGCCTTACGTCTTGCAGCATGTTCACGTGCTAAACGTTCAGCAGGAGATTCAGGAGGCATCTTAAAGTTTACTTTAATCTTAGCCTCTTGCATTGATCGTTTCTTCACATGATCTACTTGTTGCTGATATTCTTGTGAATCAACTGTATAATGCTCTTCATCATCCGTAGAACCTTTCGGTCCCTTGTCATGATTAGGATCCATTTTAGCAAAACGAATCGATTTAAATACTTTAGATGCCTTCTTCATGATTAATCCTCTTTAGCTCGTTTAGTAGCAGTTGCGTACATTACAGACTTAGCGTCTTTACCATAACGTTCTTTGAAACCTGAAAGACCTTTTTTCATTGACATAACGATATCTTCTTTCTTTTTAGATTCTGAAGCAGTCAATGAACGTTCTTCGAGGGCTTCTAATTCTTCTTTAGTTAGTTTTTTTACAGCACGACCAATACCTTTTTCACGATTGGACATTCTGCGTTCACGATCTTCAAGGTCTTTATCTCTTTCTGGATCTTCACCTGGATCACCATACTGACGGTGTTCATCTTCACCATGGTCAAAAGCATCATTTGATTGATCTTTAGCAGCTTTCTTTATATAAGAACCGAGAGTTGATTTTGCGAGTTCATCAAGTTGTTCAATATCTTCAACAAAAATTTCATCGAGAGCCTTGATACCTTGTTCATCAAGTTTCTTCAACATACTTGTGAAAGATTCTTTGTATAGTTTGGTATTGGTTCTACGTTTTTGATTAGCACCGTAAGTCTTACCTTTTTTACCAGTCTTCTCTTCGGTTTCATCTTCATCTTTGTAATTACGTTCGTGTTTTAAACCAGTGGCAGTCTTAGTAACTGTACCTTTGGTGTAATTACCCATTCTACGGTGTGCATCAGCAACTGTAGGAAATGCTTCATCGATTTCTTCAACTTCCTCTTTTACTTTTACATTGTACTCTTTACCACCTGGTCCGATATCAGCAGTTCTTACACCGATAGGTTTCTTGGTGCTAACAACAGCAGGCTTCTTAGCACGTAAAAGTTTAAAGTCATGAGAATCAATTTTACCATTCTTGTTGGCATCAATTTTATGTTGATTGCCTTTCAGTTCTTCATCCATAACATGTTGTACTGCATCAGCTACACCTTTCAGTGTTTTGTCGTTATAAGTTGACATGTGTTTCTCCTATTTTAATTTTTTAACCTATTGCTACTGAACTTGTTTCGTATGCACCACTAATGTCGAAGTGGCTAGTGTTTGCTGTTGCACTAACTGGTGTATTATATTTCCATGCCAAGTCTGTTGTGCTTCCTGAATAATACAATTTCATTGTTGTATTTGAATCTGGTGAAGAATCTTCTATATCTGTGATTCCTGCAATATGATATCTTGCATCTGTAGCTTCATTATGTAAAGTACCACCACGAATTGTTGTTGTAGCGGATACAGGGAAAGGTAATGTGATTTGATATTGGCTGTTTGCACCAAAATCGGTAGTATTTGCGAATTGCACATTCACTCTAAAGTGGACAATTAAACCCTGTTTAACAAATGAACCAGTTGATACTGTACCCGATAATGTGTTACCTGACACTGTTTTGAATTCTGGGTCATATGATCTACTAACCGATGCAATACCAAATGCAATACCACCGGGAGTCTCACCATCAGAAAGTCGTATTGGTGTTGAACCGTCTTGATCGTAAAAAACTTCTCCTTTTCTACCAATATAATTATTGGCAGTTGTGTTGCCCATAGTATCAGTAAAAAATTTACGTGTTATGTTCGTTGTCATTTTTTTATTCCTTTAATTAACAATTCCATTTTCTCAACGATTTGTTGATACGTGAATCTGGATCACGTGCTGTTTCAGCTGATGTTAGTTTATCTTTCATGCCTCGCATTCTACGGCAGAATGATAATCTACGTTTAGCTGACTTAGAACCTTTTTTTAATTTTGATGGATCTGTAGTAACAGCAGTTTGTAACTTGGAACCTGGATTTTCACGGCGATAAGATTCAACTCCTTTTTGGTTTAAACCACCTTCAGGATTTTTTCCTTCTTTACGCTGCCATGCCGCAGATTCGTTAATAAATTCTTTGAATGATATCATACGAATTTCTTAGCCTTAAAAGTTTGTAGGTTAATACCTTTACGTTTCAGTTCACCTTCTTTTTGATCGCCAATACTCATAGTTGTTTCATCACCAGTCATCTCAGTAACTTGTGATGCCTTACCATCTTTCTTACGAATCTTTTCACCTGTATCACGAGCAATGCTTTCACCAGATGCCGCCATAGAAAGACCTGGTTCTATGTTCTTGTCTATGGATTCGGCGATTTTGGCTTTCTGCCTTTGCCTGATTTCGATGAGTGAGAGTTTTTCTCGTTGCTCGTTGTAGTTTTGTGGCTTGGCGATTTCGGTTTGTTTTGATACGTTTTCTTCGGGGTGTATGTCTTTTTTGGCTGGTCGATAGGCTTTAAATTTGGCTCTGATCGAGTCTGCTGCTGGGGTTGAGACGGTTGGATCGGTGTTGCTTCCGTCTGTTCCGTCTTCTTGAATAGTTTCTTTACGAAATCTAGCATCTTCATTCTCCTTTATTTTAACAATGTAGCCAGTTTTATGTTTCATCACTTCACCATTTTTTAGGTGAGCTTCTTTTGCTGCAGCTCTACGTAACATAAACACTCTCAATTTACCTTTACCATCACGTAGTAGTTTAACTTTTTCATCCAACAATTCAACATCTTCATCAACAAACAATTCTTCAAACTCTTCATTAACTTTCTTTCTTGGTTTCTTTGTCATTGATGTACCTGGAGTTGGAACTGAACCTGCTTCTTTTGGATCTTCTTTTGGTATTTCAACCAACTTACCATTAACTGAATGATGTGTAACTTTACCATTTCTACCATAACGGCCAAATCCATAATAAGTTAATCCCATAGTATTCATCTTATCTTTATGTGGATTTTCTGGATGTGCAGCCATTGTTGTTTTACTTGGTGATGGTGCAGCAGACAATCTATCTTTACGTGACATCTCATGTGCAATCCATTCTTCAGCCTTAGGATTGGCAGCAGGTTGTTGTGTGAATTCACGGACACTTTTGAAAATGTCCATCATCTCACCTTTCTTTTGTTTAACAACTTCGGGTGGTGCTGATCTTAAATCTTCCGAATTATCAAACTCATGGTAATTATCACCAAACATTTTAGCATATTCAGTACGAGCATTCTGTACGCTTTCCCATTTTTCACGGCGAATGTTTTCTGGTACAGTACGACCACCACGTTGTCCACGTTCAATGTTTCTCTGTTGCGAGACTTCATCTTTAGTATTAACTAGAACCATCTTGGAGTCATATCCAAGTTCTTCCAAACGTTTTTTGATCTTAGTAACTTTCTCTACATCATCACCTGTACCATTGATGATAAGACCATTTCTACCTAATAGTGCCAATCGTTGGCGCAATTCGGTCATACTCTTTGCTTTACCACGAACAAGATTTCTTTTCTCTTCTTCACTTGCCGGCATTTTCTTATCAAGACCATTTTTATCCATTAAGAATTCTAATGCCTTATCTGAATTGATCTCTGTCAATCCATGGCCTGATAGTGTGTTATCTAACACATAGTCTTTACCAGAACCAGGTCCCCCAGCAAGAAATACTACTTTAAAGATTGATTGATCGTGAACACCTTCATTCAATAAACTTTCAAACTTGGTGTTGATATCTTCATGTAAGCTCATACCTTTATGTACATCATGCATTAATTCTTTTGCATGTTTATCTGATACATGTGCAGGTACACCTTTACGGAAAGATTTGAAATCATTGTTCTTAACATGTTCACGCATCTTTGTACCAGAAATGCCTGTATCACCTTCAGCATCCGGATCTCTTGTACCTGCGGAATGTATTGTGATCTTTTTGAAATGAAATGGTACTTTGCCTTCTTTGTTAGGTTTACCATTTAGTTCTTTGAATTTTTGTTTGTACTCGGGTACACGATCTGAACCTGCAACAACATGTAGATGTGTTACGCCACTCTTATGCAATTCAGCGGCATGTGAGAAAATGGTAGGATTTTCTTTACTAGAGGCTTTTATGTTGGCACCTGGAGCATAACGCTTTAAATGCTTAACTTTTTGTTCGCCAGATAATGGATTCTTTTTAGAATCTTGTGAGTGAGATACAATCATATGATGTTCGCCACCTACGTCTTTGGCAACATCTTGCACCTTATTAATAACTTTAAGGTGACCAGTGGTTGGTGGGTTCATACGACCGTAAGCTAATACGGCGTGTTTTTCTTTCTGTTCGACCAGAAAATCTTTGAAATTCATGTCTGCCTCTACAGCAAAAAATATATTAAATTTTACTATCTATTTAGTATATTTCTACTTTTCCTGTACTGGCCATGGTGCCTTGGCAGTGAATATTTTCTAATTCTAACAGATATTTTTTGTCAATATTATACCAATGTGCATGTTCCGTGTCAACACCTTGCGTTTGTACATCGTTTAGATTTTTCTGGCAAACTTGCAGATAGTCGTCAAACAAAGATATACAGAAAGAAAACAATCTGGTAATTAGAAGATTCGAGTATATCTGTTGTCTCTTGTCCGTTATCCATGTTGGCATGGCTTTCTTGAACACATACTTACCAAACTTATCATGTTCTAGTGCATCGAATTGATCTAACAGGTTTGTACGTGCCGACAATTTAAAGATTCGTTTGACTGAACTTAACTCTTTCATCAAATCCACATTACGTTTGAATATGATTAGAGTTTTAAGTATCAGTACATTTTCAGCCTCGCTCTTTCGACCTGTAGAAGCAAACTGTGTAATATCAGGATCAGTTGACATATCTAATATCACATCACAATAATGTGCAATTCTATCGTAAGTTTCACGGTCAACTTTATTAGGAGAACCATCAGTAAATACAATCATATCATGTGGACATTTTTCACGTAATGATTTAAGACCTTCTATTGTTTGTTGTAGTCGATCTTCATTGTTAATGACACCCATATTAGGATTCAAAGCAGATGTCACAATAAACAGATTTCTATTTAAAAGAATACTCATAGTTTTATTTTTCTCATGGTGTCTATCATCAAAGATTCTATGTCTGTATTAGGTTTCCAACCCAATATTTCTTTTGCCTTGTCATAAGAACCTAAGGCAAACTTATTAACTTCTCGTTCTAATACTTCAGGCTTCAAAGTCTTCTCACCTTCATTCAGTACAGGATAACCTGACCAGAATTTGGTCGATGGATTAAATGTAGGTTTAATTGGTTCTTGAAATGCGGATTCAGCATAACCTATAATATCTCTAACTGAAGTTAATGTATTGGTGCATACATTAAAGATTTCATTCTTAGCTTCTTCTTTAGATAAGCATAACTCAATCAGATTAACTACATCATCAACGTGTACATAATCTCGAACTTGTTTACCGTTTGAATAGAATACTGGATCTTTACCATTGATAATCGTCTTTGCGATATAGTTAATCAAAGGTGGAGATTCACGATGAATGTCTTGTCTAGGACCAAATACATTGAAGAATCTTAGTGTAACGATATCCATGTCATAGTTCTTGATGTATGATTGAATAACTTCTTCCATCAACTTCTTAGATAATGGATAGAATAATCGAGGTGTTACTTCTATATCTTCATCGAATGGTGCATCGAGTCTGCTATTGTTTTCGTATATTGCTGAAGTACTTGCAACAATAACTCTCTGGCCTCTAGACTTTCGAACTGCATCTAGTATCGATGCTGTACCTGCAACATTAACTTTGATACACTCGGCAGGATCACTTTCACATACAGGCAATGCTGTTATAGCTGCAAGGTGAATGACTACATCGATCTTATGTTTCTCTAAAATGAAAAACATCTTAGCACTTTCTAAGATATCATCTTGGTAGAAATCACATATCATTTCACCATCTTCGATTAGGTTTGCTATGTAACCATTGTTGAGATTATCAACAACAACTGGAGTATGGCCATTATTTTTCAATAGTAGTGCTAGAGTAGAACCTATACCACCTGCACCACCAGTAATTAATATATTCAAATCAAGTCCTTCAATTGGTCAGAATCACGAGGTATGTTTACTGCTACTGCTGTTGGGTATGGATTAGTTTTAGCGTAATCATTAATCAAGATACGTTTTGAATGATGTACTTCCATAATCAAATCACAATCGGCAAAACCTAAATCATCTAATAGATTTCTAGTAATAGATTCATACTTTTTATTTCTTGCCGTACAGAAGATGATCTTACAACCTTCTTCTTTCTTTTGAATTAACTTCTGTACATTCTCCATGATTGGTTCATAATCATCATAGTAATCATTTTGAGTCTTGATTATTGTACCATCGATGTCGCAGAAATAAGTAGGTTTATCATTGAATTTAAACCAATCATCGGCAGTACCAACATCAATAAAGTTTCTGGTATTTTGTTCTACGAATACACTGCCTGTAGATATCATGTAATCGATAATATTAGATACGAATATCTCACTCTTCCATGTAGATGTTAGTAATCTATAAGCACGAGCAAAATCAGCCGCAGACTTAAACTGATAACCACCTACACAAAAACTATCACTCACAATTTTCTTTTCAACTACTGAACTGATAATGTTTTGTTCATTAGTAATCGTATAACTTTTGGCTGGTGCGTTTCTTATATCAGGATTTTCAGATAACTTAGATACATAGATGGCATTTCCTTCTACCAAATCTGTATCATAAAAACCATCACAGTCTTTAATTAATATCGGTGAATTCATATTGATTGCACCAGTCATCAACGTTTGATAAACTGTATCAGCAGGACCGGCAGTTGGTTGACCTAGAACAACAATACTAACCTTATCACCAAAAGCATCTTTCAATTTCTGTGAGGCCTTATACTTGTCATCATGCGCTCTCAGAATCGTAATAACAATCCTGTGTTTACCTAAGAAGTTTTTAATGGCATTTTCAATCATCATCTTACCCGAATAATCGGTAAGTAGATACTTTGGCCTCATATTCGGGAATCTGGTCGATAGACCAGCACATGGCATAATTATTTCCATAATTTCTTTATCTCATCTATCAAAAATTTTTCGTCAGTATCATTTCGTGTATATGGTAATACTCTCATCAACATCAAGATTAAAATATAATCATTATTAAAATGAGGATAATCTTGTAATCCATCAATTATAGATTGTAGTTTAGAATCTAAGTAAACTGAATCATTACGTATGAACCATTTACATTGTAAGTCTTGTCTTAGTTTTGCTAAGTCGAAAACAAATGAACTATAAACAGTTGTTAATGGATCAATTAAAACAAATTCATTCTTTTGTGTATTGTATAATACATTCTCTAGAGTAAAATCACCATGATACTCAGAATAAGGTAAATACTCTGGTAACTTACCAATTAATTCTTCTGTAGTAAAAGGTAAGTTGTATTGTGTAAAATCTTTCTCTGCTAACTTAGTTCTATAAACATCAACAAAACTCATCTCTATAGTCTTTTCAGATAGTTTGTCTATAGTTTCCCTAATGAATTTTATTATCTCATTAGTTTGATTAGTTGCAAGATAAGTTTTCATATCTAGATTAGGAATATACTCCATATTATAATGAGTGTCAAGAACCTCATATATAATTGGTATTTTTATACCTAAATGTGACAATACATCATATCTCTCCAAATTGCGAGAAATATCTCCAGACTTACGGACAAATATTCCGTTGTCATCTACTAATTCAACTTCAGCTTTAGAGTATCCCATAAATTTTTTTAGTCTTTTTGCCAATTTTCAAAATCGTCCCGTATCAAAGAGTGCCATGTGCCGTTATGGGGACCTGGTGGAAAAGGATGATTTGGATTAAAATACACCAAGTTATGACCAACAAGACCTTTTTCTTTCCAGTTGGCACTCATCATATCTTCACCGATCATTGTAACGCCATCATCGTAATGTCTATCAATGTTATTAAACGAATCTGCATAACTGTTCATATGTCGTGATGAAGAGAATGCAAATTGGTCATTACCAAAATCACGGTCAGGTGTCATTCGACAATTTGGTATATACAGTTTAGAATCATCTAGTGTTTCAAATGGTATGACAACATTCAAAGCAAAGTCATATCGACTGCGAACAACCCAATCAAAATACATTTTATGTTCATGTTCATACTCCATCTTCAACTCATTAGCCTTCATCAAGGCATATTGTTGATTCCAAGTTGCACGTGCCGGATCTTTTACTTTCCAATTTGGTTGTGGAGGAGGAACTCTGGTGTATTTTGATAGATCATTATCTAGCGATGCCTCAACAGCAAACTTTGCAGGTTTGTATAGTTCGAATATATCTTTGGCCTTTGGTGTTTGCCATACATGACAGAATACGGTAACATCATAACGATCTAATAAATTCTTTTTATGATATTCAAACCCTTGTTCGAAACACCTAGGTTGTCCTGATAAACATAATGCAATTTTCATTTGTAGAATCTTTCAAAAACTTCTTCATTAATTTTATAATTACGATCTGATGGTAAATTAGTCCTACACAAAGTATAGTAACTATTCACATCACTAAATTGCTCTTCTTGTGATATTAAATGTATCTCAGAAGGATCAATATACTGTATCAGTTTATTATATAGTCCATGTGTATCATGTGACATTGCAGAATCTCTATATGCACCGTAAGATTCGTGTAGAGATTTCTTCACAATACTGGTCATTCTTTGTGGCCACACATAAAAATTATCTGTAGTATATCTTAAATCATTCCAATGGTTTGATTCTGGAAATAGAAAGTTAAATTTATTCACATCTATATTTTCATCTAACATAACTCTATTAAAGTGTATATCAGAACGAGTTAAGATAAACAAGTCTGCATCTACAGTCTCTAATAAATCTAATGCGCCACTCTTTGTGGTGAATCCATCAGAGTTCTCAAACTTACAGTAATTAATCTCTTTAGGTTTTACTAAATCTACTATATCGGCTTCTATCAAAGGATTAAATGATTTGTATGTTGAAAGATATAATTCAACTTCATGACCACTTTGTATGGCAGGATCAACTAAATTCTTTTTGATATTTGGCCAACAATGACGAAGGTCTCTGAGACTGCCGAACTTGCCGCCAGTCCCGTAGATTATACCAAAAAGACAGATTGCTATTCTCATTTAACCCAATACCAAACATCACATTCGGTGGTCAAGATTTCTTTACCCATCTTGGCAGCAAATTCTTTTACTGCCTTATTAACACCAGGTATTACAGTGAAATCATGTCCTGCAAATATACCACCATCTTTTACTTTTGAATAATAGTTTGCACAATCTATAGAGAGTTGCTCGTAAGTATGTAAACCATCAATAAAAATATAATCAAAAAAAGAATCATTTAAAAGTCCCACAGCCTCATCAGAAGTTTTTTTATAAAAATTAAATCTTTCACCAAAAGGTAATAGACGTTGCATTGCGGTATCAAAGACTTCATTTCGATTGTCTAAGTTTCTACCATTCCAATCAACATAAGTCATGTAAGGATCAATGACATGTAATGTTAATTGTGGTAAACTGGATAACATGAAGTGTGAAGTATCTCCTATATCACATCCAATTTCTAAACCAACAATTGATTCTCTATCTTTAACTAAGTCACGTAGTCCATAACCAGAACATTTCATCTCTGTTGCTGGTCGGCCAAATGCTTCATGCTCGGTGTTAATTGTAATTGTATCACTCATATTTTGCCTCTATAATTTTTTTCCATTCAGGTACACGATCATATTGATGCACTATTACATATTCTTTTCCTTCAGATGTAACAACTTTATCGCCTTCTAATTTAGGAGTTGCCTCTACTAAGAAAGGTTTGAATTGTTCTATCTTACTAGGATCAGCAGTAGTTCCTAATTGACATGCCCATCCATCTTCTGAAGTCATGTACATACTACTCTTCAAATAAGGATGTTGTGATATCAATACATTAAATGTAGATTGATCTACAATAGGAATTGGACGATTGATTGATGATAAGAAGATGTTTAATGCTAAAGACTTCATAGCATAACCACGGCCTGCCAATACACCAACGTTGAATATAACATTGTTCTTGAAGTGATCGTGAATCATAGGACCGAAAGTCTCTAATAGATTCTGATTGCCCCATGGTTCATCTTTGTAACGAATGCTTTCAGAAGAGAATACTAAGTCTTCAGATGAACCATCTGGTAGATGTTGTTCTAACCATTCAACAGGATTTTTCTGAAAGATAACGTCTTTAACATCAGTGGTAATAACATACCGATAGTCTTGTGATTTTAATGTATTGTAGATGTGAATGAATCTTTCAACGTGTACCATCAATTGAGATTGATACACTAAGTTTCCATTATCATCTTGTTGAAATGCAATAACACTGAAACCAGCATTACTGACTTGTTGAACTGTTTCTTTATCACAATTCATAAGAATCAGGACTTTATCGCCTTCAAATCCTGATTTATTAATTGAATTAACCCAATACTTCAGTTTCGACCAATCATAGTTAGTCGAACATCCTATAATCAAATCCTTCATAATAACTCCAATTTTAATTTACATATTTTCTAAATCTTTTGATACTTTGACCTGGTGTTCCTTTTATATAGTTATCTCGTAGCTCTGGTCTTCCATCTTCACCCGCACCAGCCTTAGATACGAACTCTTGTTCTTCTTTAATAGTTCTAATAGAACCATTATGACTTGCTAGATATGCTGAAAACTGTACATCTGGAAATTCTTTCTTCATTGCCAACATTGCTGTCAAATTACTCATAGCATCATCAAACAAACGAACTCTACTAAATTTACCATACTTTAAATATTTACGTATGATCTTAACTTTGTTTTCTGCACTAGGGTTATTACCTAGATTACCTGCACGTTCAACATAAACTTTATCCATATCAACACCGTGTTGCCTGAATGTATCTAGGAACAAATGTTTATTGTCGAAATCGGAACGTGCTGTGATTATTATAACACGACTATTGGATTTATTCGAGACATTTTTTAAAATACTCTTCAACTTTGCCATCATTCGTGGTATAACTTTTGATTCTTTATTGAACTTCTCAGCATCTCTAAACTGACTGTAATCAAATGATTCGCCAGCTTTAAGTTTATATGTATTAAACTCTTGATTAGTCAATTCTTTAATGACTTTACCAGATTTAATAACGGCAATCTTTGCTGTTGTTTGGAATAAAGTCTCATCAATATCAAATATGGTAAGTCCACCACCTTCTTCGATAGACTCATTTAAAAATTGTGTGAAGTTTTTCATTTTTATTATACTGTGAATGATGATCCACAACCGCAACTTGCTTTTGCGTTTGGATTATTTACTACGAATTGAGAAGATGTCATATCTTTTTTGAAGTCTATGGTTGCTTCATTTAAATATTGCATTGATATTGCATCTACTAAAACTTTAATGCCGTGTTGTTCAAATGATAGATCATCTTCTGAAGCCTGTTCTTCAATTGTAAACCCATATTGAAAACCAGAACAACCACCACCTTGAACAAATACACGCAATGAACCTGGAGTATCTTCATCTTCTAAAATACTTTTTATTTGTTTTGCTGCCGATTCTGTAATCTGTATCACATTAACCTCTCGTTAGATTCAATATCTTTTGTATTTGAGTCTCTAATGTTTCTTTACGGTTTGGCCATTTAATGATTGGTTGATCTGCCGTCTTTAATAATTTAGTTAAGAAAGGCAATATTAATTTCTCGACTTGTTGTAAACGTTCTTTATATTCTTCTGCCGTTTCTTCTTTCTCGGCAATTACATCTGTATATTCTTCTTCATCTATTGCTGTGAATCCGAAATCATCATCAGCAAATTCATCAATAATTTTACTTAGGTCAAATTTCTTTTCAGCCATTATTTACTCCAATTCTTAGCAGCATTAAAGTTTGCTTGACTAAACTCTAATCTATCTACAAGTTTTACCGCATTACCTTTAAGTCTATCAACAGCAACAAATCCTTCTGGTGCTGTAATTCTATAACCATCGTCTGTACGTATGAATGTACCGATTGAACGAATGGTTTCTAATTTACGTACAATCAATAATTTACAATCAACTAAAAGATTCATCAGTTCAAAAATCTTTTGTAATTCGCCAGCAGAACCACGGAAGAATCTCATCATCTCATTCTTCTCTGCAATTCTTTTCTTCTTAGTATCATCTCTCTTTGCTGCTTGTACTTCTTTATTTAACTTCTCTTCAATCCATTTTATCAGTTCAACAGTGTGAGCTCTTGTATTGGTAATCTTCTGCCCTTGGCGTATCTTTGTGTTGTTGAATGTTTTAATGAAAGTTAGAATAGAATCTACGGAAGATATTCTATTTAACACTATAGAATTAATACTTCTAAATGTTCTACCTGCTTCGGTTAATTTACTTGAAAGTATTTTAGTTTCAGTTTCGGTGAATGTTGCAGTACCTGAAGCATCAGTGAATGAAGCATCACGGAACCAAACATCTTTAGTTGTTGATAGATTACCAATATCGATGTTGAATGATGCCTTCATATCAGACATTGTTTTACCTGTGTATGAGGTATGAAACACTACACCAACATGTGCAGCCATCATTGTCTTTGCCAGTTTAGAATCTGAAGGCACAGCATAAACAATTGTATTAGGTTGAAACACTATGTACTCTTCACCATCAATTATTTTTGTATCGATATCACCTTTACTAAACATCATATCACCTTGAAGGATGCCTTTGATGCCTAGTTTAGGTAGATAACGTAATGCCATTTTAAGTTTATTGTTAAGACCTTCAGAAGCATGATTGTTATCAATATCTTCTTCTGTATAATTTAATTTAGCATCTTTATTGAATACTGATTTAGTACCAACAAAAAACTTACCGTTTTCTGGATTGGTGCCAACAAAAATTGCTGGCGCACCGTCCCATTTAGTTGTGATATTAATCTTTGACTGTGCATGACCAGCAAGCATATCACGCAAACTTTGTAAGAAATTTATGGCACCTCGAGCACCAGCAACTCCGCCATTTAAGACTTCATCTTCTAGATGTTCGAGGTGTAAATTCTTACCTTGTTTATCTTCTGTTAAATATTCTATGAATTTCATTTTTAGTATATCTTTACAAATGGTCCGTTAGTGTCTCTAAATTCTTTCTTTGCACCATAGTATAATGTTTTCAACCATTCAGCCATTAATCCTTTCTTCTCGATTAAAGCCCAAGCATATGCCCATCTCATACATGTCAACTTTGATGATAATCTTCCACCAGCATACTTAGAACCCTCCTCTCGAATAGAATAATCTAATACATTAGCAAACGAACCAGTAGAAACTATTTTACCTTTATACACAACTTTCATTTCACCAAAATCTATACTCATACGATTGACTTTAAGTTTAGATAACTCTTTTTGAAAATCAATCCAATATTTTTTAGTTTCTGTTGTCCATTTTCCTACAGGAGGAATATGAGGGTCTTTACCTGCATTAACTGGTCTAATTATTCCGAGTTTATTATAATATTTCGAAAAGAACTCATCAATGGCGTCAGCAGAAGCTTTACCAATTTTAGCACCAGCATCTTTTCCTGTAGGAGTTAAATCGGTCTGAACACCACCTCTAGGAGTTGACATGTTAAAGTTTCTTGTTTGCCAATTAACAATTGTATCGTTCACTTTAAATTGTCCAGCAATTTCTCCATTATCTATCTCTGTTGGAGTTTTGTTATTTGTTCCGAAATTTGCATAACACTTCAAGGGGCCAACATTTTCAAATGTTAACTCTTTCTGTTTGCCTTTACCCATATTAGATAATTCTAAATCAGCTTTAGCTTTAGTTTTAGAAATAGCTTTAAGTGATACAGGAACTAAATCTTTAGTTTGTATTAATTCTCTCATGTACGCATTTAAAGAATAAAGATTGGCCATTTTATCAGGATTTTTAGTGATTGAATCTAATTTTTTTCTTATTACATTTTCTTTTGTTTTTCTAACCATGTAAATATCAGCAGGATCCCAATTATCTTTTGTTGAAACGCCACATCTTTTTTTAGCAATATCTTCAATGAATGCCATAAAACCATCTCGTTCATCACGAGAATAGGAATATCCTTTATTACTATCGCCTAGATAATTTTTTAGAGCAATACATTGTTTAGTGTATGTAGATAACCATATTTCTCTAAGTTTTACGTCTTTAGCTAATTGAGGATAAACTTGTACGATCTCAGAAAACAACTGAGATTCTGTAGGTGTTTTAACACTTTCAATCCATAATTTGAAAGCAACTTTAGAACCATTCTCTTGTTTAGCTGTCTCTATCGCATTGCCGGCCATTTATTACTCCGTTACTTGTTAATAGGAGTATTTATATTAACACGGCTACCGAATTATGTCAATATCTTTTCCGCTAGTCCAAACCTCTTGTTCTGTACGTAAACGACCTTCGGTCTTCAGAGTTTCATATCTGTTAATGGCTTTCTTTCTCCACCACTCAATAATGTTACTCAAATGAAACTTTTCATAGTTCTCACCAGCCTCTAGTTTAGTGGCTTTTCCATTGACAAAATCGACCATATTTTTGTAACCATAGTCAGATATGAAGTATCGTTTCTGTTCGTTCAGATTCTTGGCCTTCTCGATGGTTTCTTTAAATTTTACACCTTCTGGTGTTCCTTTAAGTGCGATACCAACCATCGAAACTATTGCATTTGATATTTTCAATTTACGACTAGAAGCATTTAGTGGTGCCAATGGTTCACCAGTAATATTCTCAACATATTCTTTCAGATCAGTATATGTTTTACCGTGTAACATAGGAAGAAAATCTGAATCTGTTAGACCTTTGTAACGAATAAAAGGTTTCATGCCATCATATTGTGACACTGTTTTTGTAGAACCATATAAAGAAGTGGTTTCAAAAAGACAAGTGTTCATTTTATACTTGGCATTTAACATCTCACGAACTTCATGTGATGTACAGATTGCCGCCATAAGTTTACCACCTAGATAATTATAACCAAATGGTTGTGAAGGTACAATAACAAAACCCATAGCAGCACACTCATTGAATCTTTTGGCACCACCCTCAGTTTGTGTAAACACTGCTCCAAGCATCTCATTACGTGGCTTACAGTTAATCACAGGTGAACCTAGGCGAATAAAACCACACCATTTACCAGTTGTCTTTTCCATAACAGCAAGTCTTAGGCAACGACCTGGAATACTTGTCATATTAGAATGACTTGATATTATGTTAAGATATAAGTCCCATTGCGATTGTGACAACTCGACCACCTCAAACTCCATCGACTCTGGAGAGAGACTAAAATCTGAGTATAGGTCTTCTTCTGGTCCCCCAAAAGGAAGCGCAGGAGGTCTATCGGAGAGACTGGCCAATTTCTGTTCACGCATGTACTCATCAATACGATTGAACTTGTCAAAGTAGTCACTATAAATGTTAGCACAATGTAATGCTTGTTCTTTTGTTAACTTCATACTTTAATGTTGTCAAATTTGTTAGTAAAATTACGTTCACGATTACCAAAAGTATTTAAAGGTTTATCTTGACCTGATTCTGAAATATCTTGTTGCGCTGATTGTTCAGTATCATATAAACGCATCTTTGCTCTATCGATACCAATAACAAAACGTTTGAATGAATTAGGATCAGACCAACGATTCTTTAATTGTTTAACCATGATTTGGCCAAGTTGTTCTAACTCTTCAGTACTAATCAAAGCAAACATAAAGTCAGCAGTTGCGGGAAGACCAAAAGATTCAGATGTATCTTCAAGACCTGGATCGGATGAAGTAAAGCCACTTCTAGTTGTTTGTGTTGCAGATACAACAGGAACATTAAACTCAACAGCAAGACCACGTAATTCTTCTGCAATAGATTTGATGTATGTGTATGAGTTTACACCTGCACCGTGTTTGATACGAGCAGAGGCACAAATGTTCAAGTAATCAATAAAGATAATTGCAGGTTTAAAATTCTTCTTCAACAATAACTCTTGCAGTAAACCTCTGAAGTGTAACACAGATGCCGCAGCAGTTGGATATTCTTTGATGATTAGTTTGCCTTGAGTTTTACTTTTCAATACTTCAAACTTCTTCTCATAACTATCTCTAGGTAGATGTTGCAATTCATCCATAGTGACGTTCAATAGATTAGCATCGATACGTTTTGCAATCTCTTCTTCAGCCATTTCCATAGAGATATAGAGTACATCATGGCCTTGAGAAATTGCTGCAGCAGCACAGTGACACATGAACAAAGATTTACCAACGCCTGTACCTGCCAGTGCAATACTCAAAGTCTTTAGTGGCAAACCACCTTTAGATATTTTATTGAAGATATCCAGATCAAATGGTATTCTAGATTCTTTACGATGATAGAAGTCATAACGAGATTCAGCATCACTGATATAATCATGGCCAACGTTTGAATCAAATGATACTGCAAGAGCATCACTCAATAGTTGTGGTATTTCACCTTTAGATTTTTTCTGTTGTTTGTCATCAAGAATACCAACAGATTCCATGATGGCATTGTAGATGGCTTTATCTTGGCAAAACTTTTCAGTTTGTGCAATCAGCCATTGTTCTTCGGAAGGATTATCTTTGTCGTTGAAGATATCACTTAGAAGATTTATACCTTTGCGTACTTCTTCTTCAGTGTATTTGTTGGACTCTGTAAAGTTAATTACTAGTGCTTCGTGTGTGGGTAGTGTGTTGTATTCATCGCAAAATTTACCAATCTCTTTGAATAGATTTTTTTCAGTTACATCTTCAAAATAATCTTGACGTATGAATGGTAATACTTTACGAGTGAAACTCTCGTTGTAAATCAGGTTCTTTAGGATTGTTTGTTCTAGTCTGTTCATTATCTATGATTAATTCCGTTAGTAAGTCACCTAGTATTGTAACAAATTCTTGACTATTTTTCAAGTCATCCATATCATGTGTACCTGGATCAATAATATCATATTGAAATTTTAATTTTGGTGGATATTCTTCTTCGATAAATTTTACATTGAAGTATTGGAATATAACACTAGAAAAAGTACCGCTGGTCAATTCGACAGCGGTACTTTCTTCATCAGGTAGATATATGAATTCGTAATCTATGAATTCGTTAAACTTCTTCTTCGGCAGTTTCGGCTGGAGTTTCATCTTCTCCAAGAATGCTTTTATAAGTGATCTCATATTTACTCTTTACATATTCTTTAAATTTGTCATCGTTCAAAAGTGGTAACCAGAAGTCTGATGTTTGTGTATCAGCAAGTCTCATCTTGTCACCAATCTCACCTGTCTCTTGATCTACCTTTGCATACCAACCATTAGAAGGTTTACTTACGAAATTGCCTTCGAGTGCGATATCCATAAGGCCAGACCACTTACTAATGCCGCCATCAAAAGATACACTGATAGGAATTTTAGATTTTTCTTTAACGTACCTAGATTTCTCAACGTTAATAATGAAGTTATAGCCTGTAATTTCTGTTCCATCTTTTTCTTGTTGTCTCCCTAGAATGTAGATGTTATCGGCAGAATAATATGAACCTGTACCACCACCAACAATATCTTTAGGATACAAACCAATTTCTTTGTAAGTATGATTAACTACAACCATTGGTATATCTTTCATCGTCAAGTGAGGTGTTACCATTCTGAATAACGATTTAACTTGTTTTGCACGTGACATATCTGCAACTGATTTACCATCAAGTGCATCGTCAACTTCTTTCTTTGATGCTAAGTTACCAATAGAATCTAGAATGATAATCAACTTATCACCACGTTCAATGTTCTGTAACTGTTGCATGATATCAAACTTCAACTGTTCAATATCTGTAAGGGGTGTATGCAATACACGTTCCATATCGATATCAAACGTTTCAAAATATTTTATTGGTGTACCAAATTCTGAATCATAGAATAACAGTATCGCTTCTGGATATTGCTTCATGTATGATTTGGCCATCAATAAACTAAAAGCAGTCTTGAAGTGTTTAGAGGGACCTGCCCACATAGTAAGACCTGGTGTTAAACCACCATCTAATCTACCTGATAATGCCACATTAACCATTGGTACTTCTGTTGGTACTACATCTTTATCATTAAAGAACTTTGACTTAGATAATATAGAACTATCTTTGATGGTCGAATTCTTTTTTAATTTGTCGAGTAAGCTCAAAACGAATCTCCTTTAAAATTTGCAATCTCACTTTTAGGAATAACTTCAACATCATTATCTTGAAATAAAGGTTCTAATGTCTGAGTCGGTATATACTCCTGTTTCTTTTTCTTAACAGGCACTTTCTTTTCAGGTGCAGGTTCTTCTTTTGCTTTTTTATATCTTTGATATGTTTGATTCGAAGCAAGTAATAATAATATTGCCAAAGGATCAAAAACAAAAATGATAATCATAATAACAAAACGTACAGCTTTATCTATAAAAGATGGATCATTTTTTTCATATAAAAATTCGGCAATGTAACGAATCGGACCTACTTCTGCCATAAGTTTATTCTCTACCTTCAATAAAGGTAACTTCTGTTCAGTAATAGATTTTAATTCTAATTGCGCTTCTTGTATATTCTTATCTAATCTTTTAGAGGCAGTTTCAGGATCACCTGCACGTTGTAATAGATACGCTAGTCTTTCATTTACAATCTTTTCTTGTTGAATCAAAGTTTGTAATTGTACATTATTACTTCCCACTTCTACATTAGTTTCAATATGCGCTCTTGATAAGTAACCAAAAATTCCCATCGATGTTATACCCATCAATAGGAAAATAGATACTAGAAAATAGTAACGCATAATCCGCACAGTATCAGACCAATTGTTATGTAGCCAAGATACTGTTACCAATTTACTTATCTCTAAAGTAGTACCCATAATCACAACAGGCCAAAAAGAACCTGGAAATATTTGTGCAAGTCCTACTACAGAATAATAAGCCGCTACTCCTGATAGAGCAATGGCTGTTAGAAATGGTAAAATAATTTGTGTCATCCGAATAAACTCTCTAACGTGTTTCGCCTTTCAACTTCCCAACCAACACAATCAAGAATAACTTTAACTGGTTCTACGAAAGACTTTTGAAATTGTGTATCATAATCAATATAATCTTGAAGGCCTAACTCTTTAGGTAATCTAACTGGAAAAGAAATGACTGTATCTTTAAGCGGATTAGGTGTACGTAGGTAAGTAAATTTAAGTTTCTCACCTTCTTGAATGACCTGATACTTAGTTGTCAACCCATTATCTTTCAAAAGTTTATTATAAAGAATTGCACCCTTCACATGAATAGGTGTGCCTTTTTTATATAGTGTAACAGAATCAGAGTACTCACGCAAGCCATTTAAACCACGTGGAAAAGAAATATCTTCAGCAGGTAATGTTTTAAATTCTTCCTTAAAATCTGAAATAAATTTTTGTACATCATCTTGTGTACCGTTCATGATGATCTTGATTAGTTCCCACATCTTCTCACGTACCGCAGATGGTGTTGAAGATTTAACCATCTCTAAACCCATAACTTTAATTTTAGGTTCTTTGTATTGAACACCTTCATTGTTATGTACGTTTAGAATGTAACGTTTCTTGGCAGTCCAGATACCTTTATCTGATAATGCCTCACGTTTCATTTGCATTTTTTGGTCGTATGCGTGGACATAATCAGCAAGTTCTTTATAACTCTTATCAATAAATGGTTGAATCTTCTCCTCACATACCTTATCCATGAATTGGATGACCTTAGATGTGTCTTGTGTTTTTGATTCACCAAACACACTTTGTACCAACCCACCAAGATTGAGATATATCGAATCCGTATCTGAAGCAATAACATAATCTGTATCCGTCTTTAATATTTTATTTACATATTGATTTAGTTTGGCTTCAATCCAACGAATCGATAACTGACCCGCACTAGTAACAGCAAGTGCTTGCCTCAAATCATAAAATCTAAAGAACTGCGAACCCAATGCACCGTAAGCGGAGTTTAATGAAACTTTCTTAGCAAGTTGTAGGTTATCATAACGAGCAATTCTCTTCGATAATCTTTCTTTCTCTTCTTTAGTTGTTGCCTTTTCATACTCTTGTTTCGCTTGAAGCATCATCTTCTTATACTTCTTACGATCTTCATACATAGACTCCATCATTCCAGGAAGAAAACCTTGTTTATCTGTCCTGAAATATTGGCCATTAGGTGTTAGTGTTACATTGCTGAGTTTAGAAGTATCTACCTGTTTAGTCAACAAGTTATCAACCGTAACACCTTGCATGATAATGTTACGCATATCATCTGTGTACTCATAGGGTTCAACCAACGTCTCTGGAGAGATATTGTATTGCATGAGTAGATGTGGATATAGACTGTTCAAATCAAACGAAGCCACCCAATCGTGTTTGCCAACTTGAGGTTCTTTTACATATGCACCTTCAAATGCTGAATTCTTTTGTTGGAAACTTTTCTGCGGAACAACAATGCCTTTCGACAATAGATGGCAATAGATAAGAGAATCCCACATACGAGTTTGAGCAAATATATCTTCATAGTTTGTTTTAGTATCATAGGCAAGAGTTAAGCCAAGTTCTAGTAGTTTAAGTTTCTCTTCTAGTTTAATAATCAAGTCAACGTCTTTGATGTTATACTCAATAAACTTTTGATAGTTCAATCGATACAGTTGATGTAAGTTATCATACTCATCAAACGACAATTTACTTTCACCAAGTTCAACGTTAGCAATATTATCCAACTTATACGACTCTTGTGATTTACCACCCGGCGCATACCACTTGTATAGTTCGATATAATCAAGACACGCTATGCCGTAAATAGAATAAGAATGTAACTGTCTTCCCATTTTAGTTTCAGTCTTAGCATAGATGTAATTCCATGGAGAAAGTTTCTTTGCAAAGTCTTCACCCATAACTTTATTGATTCGATTAACCAAATAAGGAATATCAAAAAACTCTACATTCCAGCCAGTGATTACATCAGGAAAGTTATCACGCCAATCATCAATAAAGTTTTTACATAAATCATATTCATCTTTACATTTGATATATGTAACATCATCATTAGTGTTATTGAAATCACCACAACCATATACAGTCATACCACCATTCAATTGACGTATTGCAATTGCTGTGATGGGTTCAGATGCACGTTGCGGATCAGGAAAGCCATTCTCAGAACCAACTTCAATATCGATTACTGCGATTGATAGATGTGAAATATCCCAATCAATATCTGTAGGATGTTCATCAGCAATAAATGAATATTGAAATCTTTCTTGGCCATAGATTTTGAAATTATCTACACCTTCATACTTCTTAAAGAAGTCTTTGGCTGCTCTCATACCCTCAAACTTCATAGGTTCGAGATAATCACCTTGTAGATTTGTAAACTTGGTAACTTTCTTGGAAGGCAAAAACAAAGTCGGCGCATACTTTATTTCTAAGTTAATGCGCCGACCATCTTTAACTCCACGATATAAAACTTTGTCACCGTAGATTTGGATGTTTGTATAATATTGATTAGTCATTCATTAGATTTTCATTCCAGCGGGGGCAATTTCAATACCAGAACCAAAGATTCTATTGTATTGATTCTCTAATTCTAACATAGGTGATGTAATTGTCAATATGTCTATCGATTGAAATTTAATACCTGTGCCGAATTCTTGGCAGTACTCTAAGAAAGGTGAAAATGCAATACCACCAGTATCACCTGCTGACTTTGGTGGAACATTAATAACCTGCACAGGCTGTTTAACTATAACTGTACCCGCAGATTCAGTTACATCACCGATGATTGTATGATTAGTTTTGAATGTGATTAGTTTAATGGACATTTGACACCTCATAAGAAGCATCCAATACACCCAATGTTACCCACTTTTTAGGGAACAACATCTCACGACCGGCAAAGTCTTTCATGTTATAATTAGGATCATCAACCAATCCTAATACCTCAACTTGTTTATCAAATTCTCTATAAAAGAGATCATATGAATAGGCAGAAGGAAACTTGTTCACTTCTGCCAGTTGTTTTGCCATTTTATACATACTCATTATTTACCTCACTGTTAATAAAAAATTACAATACTTTCAGATTGTTTTCAAAATGTGATTTACGATCTTCAAGTCCTATGGTACCACCATTAATTCGTTTTGTCAAGGTCAGGATGTCCTTTTTATCCGCAATTTCATTCAATTTGTTTTTGTTCCAGAACCAACATGCCGATTCAATAGCACCATCAAGTGTCTCGCAATAGGCAACTGCTTCATCTATTGATTTACCGATTGAAGTTGCAAATGCGGCATAGTTATCATGTCCTGTCAATTGAATTGCACCACGACCACGATACTTATAACCATCACCAGACTTTTCATCACCGTTACCCATACGTGATGCATAAACTTTATTAGCAATCATTTCAGGTTTACGTTCGTACTTGAGTGCTGTTGCTTCATCAGGAAAGTATTTCTTAAATGTACCCATCAAACCTTTTGCACCGTAGTTTAGGTTTTCTTTCAATACAGTGAAATCTAAAGATTCATGGCCACATTGTGCTAAGAAAGCTGCAACTCTTTCTTTAGTGGTTATATCATACTTTGGTAATACTTTTGAAAAAGATTCAAATAACTTATCTGTCTCTTTGTTTTTCCCTAAACATTGTTTAAGTTTTGCTGCGGTAAATTCGAAGTTGAATGACATTCTCTACTCTCCTTTGTTGTATTTGTAAGGTATATACTACCATCACGAACATCATATTCAAGTTTGTCACCAACTTCCCATCCTAACTCTTCAACCAATTCTTGTGGTAAGTCTAATATTCCATCGCCATTTTCCAATATGGCACTTACCTTTGTTATATGAACTTTAGTTTTTGACACGATAAATTCTCACTCTACATTTCTGTAAAAAATTAATCCCATCATCGTTTTTATATTCGTGTTCATATATAACTTCTGCAATTCCTGCCTGATAGATCATCTTTGCACATTCTAAACATGGTGCATGTGTAACAAATAAAGAAGCACCTTCAGATGAATTTGTTGAACGTGCTACCTTTGCTAATGCATTTGATTCAGCATGTAATACTTCAGGTCTTGTTTTTAATCTGTATCTTCTGCCATCTTTTCCTGTTAATGGCCATTGATTTTCAATTTCAGGTGGATCAATCCAACCGCCTGCTTCTGAAGGAAAATATTCTTTAGTTTCGCATGTATTATTCCAATCAACAGGCATTCCATTGTAACCAATACCAATGATAGTATTGTTCTTTACGATTACACAACCTACTTGTAATCGTTTGGCACTTGAAAGTTCTGCATAAACACTTGCAGCTTTCATATGTGCCTTAACATACTTACTCTTCATCAACAGTGACATTTTTCTTTTTACTTTCTTTTCTTACGATTTTGGATTCTACTTCAGCTTTAATCATAGATTGTTTGTAGAAAGACTTATGTTCAGAGTCTTGAATTGTTGCTAAAACTCGTTTGACTGTTTTAGGCATTTTAAAAGCGGAGTTTGTTTTCATAATATACCTTTATATAGAAGTGGGGCATAAGCCCCACTCGTTATGCTGCTTTTTTAGTTTCTTGTAAAAGTTGTGGTGTAAACTCTAAGAGTTCTTCACCAATAGCAACCTTACGTGGCTTTCTATGTTCTGGAATAATATTTTCTAAACCAATACGTAGAATGCCATCTTTGTATTCAGCACCTTTAACTGCAATGGTATCTGATATAGCAATTGACTTAGTGAATGAACGTGTACCAATACCACGATGCAAATAATTCAATTCAGTCTTATCTGCCTTTTCACCTTTGATAGTGAGTGTATTTTCTTGCACTTCAATATCAATTTCATCTCGACTAAACCCAGCAACAGCCAACTCCACAATATATTTGTGTTCATCGGTTTTGATGATATTGTGTGGTGGAAATGTCGTGACAGGTTTATCATTTAAAAGTGATTCAACATCACGAATGAAATTTTCAAAGCCCAAACTGTTATTTAAAACCATTGGACCAAAGCGACCAGTAATAGTCATAGTAGTTCTCCTTTTAGTTAAGCGAGTTTATAAAGAAGTGACCCCGAAGGCATCACCCCTTTATTTAGTTAAAATTTTAAATGCTTCACGGTTGACCAGAAAAGTTCTTTCTGGATGATCTTCTTTAAATACTCTAATAAAAGTCATGCCATTAGATTCCGAAATATCAGATATATCTCTACAGATAACTATATCACCCGTGAAAGTGTTTTTTAATTTGACTGGCGGTTTCACTTTTTTCATAATATAACTCCATATTAATACTCTTGTCTTTTCTTACCAATATTGTATTTACTTACCAACTCCCATTCATCCTTTTCTTTGAAAGCAATGATTTTAATTTGGTGTACAGGTGCAATCTTATCACCGATAACTTGTGGATTTACAATATCAACCAATTCCCATTCTTCTAACAGTCTTGCAATTGCATTTCTTCTTTCAATATCATTGTCTGATATGTTCGAAGGCTTACCATCTAAAGCAAATAATTCTTTGAAGTGTACAATATAATATCTTCCTTGTTTATGTAATATATGGCAAGACTGATACAATACTTTCTCTTTTCGTGAAGATACTCCGATTCGGGTTAGTGTCTCACGTACTTTCAAAAAATCATCTTGTTCTACAAGTGTCACCTCGATAAATTTACTTAAATCTACCATACTATTTCCTTAATCCACCGGTGTCGGTTTGTTGTTTTATTTGTTGGATTTGTTCATCATTTAGTAGGCGGAGAGCTTCACGAGCTTTAAGGTCTGAAAAACCATAGACTTGTTTGATGCAGGATATATCATCATGTTTTTCAGCTTTTACCCACTTCATGAACGGTCTTTTTTGAGACCGTACGGTATTTAGTAAATAATCATTCTGTAGATTTTTATCTAGATGGTGCCTCTGGTTCATCTCATTTGCGTACATAATACAATCTTTATGGTACGAAAGTGATCGATTTACCAGAAACGGTTGATACTCCTTCTCAGTTATATCGTCAACAATTAGATTCTTTTTGCCTTGCAATATCTGGTTAACAAATTCAAACGGACTCATTTGAACTCCAGATTCACCATCAATTCTGTTAGGCAAGCGACTGTATTGATCTCAGCATCAGCAACAAAAGCATTCTTATACTGATAGTCAGCCAAGATAACCACCGCTTGTGGAATAGATTGTGGTTTCAAAGTATCATAAAGATTATCATACAGTTTTCTAAACAAAGTGGCAGCATCAATATCATTACTAGCAACCCATTTACGAATTGCACCAAAGTCTTTATCTTTCAAAAACTTCACAATGTCATTGATAGCAACATCACCAATTTGATTTAGAATACCAACATCAATCTTACCAAACTGCGAATATCTTTGCAGTTCATTAATGATACGGCGAAAATCTGGAAAATGTTTCTTGATTAATTCAGCAATAACTTTATCATCATACTCAATAGTTTCATTAGCCAAAACGGATTGAATTCGTTTGAAGAATTGTCCTGCCATTTGAGCCTTCTCACCATTCTTCAACGTGAAGTCAACGACAGCACATCGTGAATGTAGAGGTTCAATGATACGATTTTTAAAATTACACGTGAAGATGAATGAGCAGTTACTAGCAAACTCTTCAATAGCATTACGCAATGCTGGTTGTGTAGAATTTGGATTTAGATAATCTGCTTCATCGATAATGATAACTTTACGACCACCCATCAAACTCATAGATGATGCATAAGTTTTTATCTTAGTTCTGAATACATCGATACCAGATTCATCAGAACCATTGATTACCATGTAATCGCAACCTATCTCGTTGCACATGGCTTTGGCGATTGTTGTCTTGCCTACTCCTGCTCCACCACTCAGTAGTAGATTTGGAATGTTTTTCTGATTGACGTACTCTTGAAACGGTTGCTTCAAACGGTCTGGAAGAATACAATCCAGAACCGTTTGAGGCCGGTACTTCTCTGTCCATAATAAATGTTGCATAAGAACCTTTCACATAAATCATAATATATTACTATAAGGAATAAAACGAAAATAAAAATATATATTAAACTACAATCAAATCTTGTTCACCAGCTTTAACATCTTGAGGTAAAAAACCTACAACTTGCCAAGGAAAAGTTTTGTGTTCTAGATAATATTTCATGACATCTAATAAAGCAGTTTCAAGTTTTTGAAAATTATTTACCATCTTATCACGTTTTTCTTTCAAAGGATATTTTTCCGTCGGAGATTTTGTGTGACAAATAAAATATGAAGTTGATCCTGTTTCTGAAAACTTTTTAGCTGCGCTCATAATATATTCATACTCATAACCTTCTAACACCGACCAACCAAAAGATTTTCTTTTCTTATCGAATTCACCACTAGTAACATAATCAGTTGTTTTCTGAACAAAATTATTAACATCGTGTGGAGTATAAGTGACGGTATCAGAATAAACAGCAACGCCATTTTTCTGCATGTTACGAACGACATCACGAATTACTTTTGCTTTTGTATTACCATGCATATTTTTACAGTGTGCATCCAAATAATCACGAATACTATCACAATTAGGTTCGACAAGTTTAGAATTGTGATCTAAAAGTCTGCAAATAATATTTACAGCATCATCTTCACTTGTTTCTAAATGTGGAGGGTGATCGTTTTCATCTAACTGAAGCGTTCTTAGAGAATCTTCATAAGTGGATTTTTCATCACCAGTAATTGCATATACATCGAAAATCCATTTATTGTAATTATTAGCCAACAAAGCTTCCAATCTATGATTTCCAGCAATTAACTCATATTCGTAAGTATGACCATCTATTAGTTGTACTTTTTCACGAACTATAGGTGGAGACTTAGAATAATTTATTCCGTTTCTAAAAGATTCGGTTAATCTCTGAATATTATTATAGTTCTTACCTTTTTTTCTAACAGGATTATCTTTGAGTGGTGGAATGTAAATCTTGAAAATATCAATAATTGATCTATCAAGATACTTTACGCCGGGGGTGTTGTAGCGTCCAAAGGTTACTTTAGACGGATCGAGGGTGTTAATATCAAACATATACTTCTCCTATAAAATTCATACTTGGAGATCAAACGTCTACCGTTAAGTATGAAGTGGGTTTAAAATCTCCCACCCAACGTGGGAGATTGTGCTGCAAAAGATATTTAGTTATTTTGCTTTTTCAAACTTTGAACCAACTTCTACAGCAATCCAATACTGTAATGGTTGTTTCTTATTTTTGAAATGAGCAACAGGAACTCCGTTGTTTGTGGAGTATTCAACATCATATTCACCAACTAAAACTTTTTGTAACGTTTCTGTTTTAAACATAATACGATACTTGTCTCCGTTACCTTCACCAATCTCTAGTGCTTCAGTGCTTGCAGCATCATTCGAGGCATCGAAAGTAACCAACTTGATTTTTTCACCATCAGATTCGATTGAAATGTGAGTGGAAGATAATACGTTTGCAGCTTTCAATAACAAAGTAAAATCAGTCTCAGTCAAAACAAACTTAACGTCAACGGTAGTTAATTTGATTGAATTTTCTGGTGGTACTGTGATGGTTTTAACATCAGCAAAACGATACTTCAGTTTAGAACGACCTTTGTTACCAACAATCATAACATGCTTGTCATCGAATTCAAACGATGAATCATCACCATGCAAAGAGATTACTGATAGGAAGTTATTGACATCATGAATACCAAACTCATTAGGAATATCTTCAGTGATTGTGGCTTCTGAAAGGATATTCTTATGTGCCGATACGGTCTTCAGGGTCTTGCCTTTGCGAAACAGCATACCTTGGTTGATGCTCGCAAAGTTTTTAAGAATGCCTAGTGTTTCATTTGAAAATTTCATTTTAAAACCTCATAATTAAGAATTATCAACTACAGAATATAGTATATCATGTTCATACAAAAACATCAAGCAGCAAATTGCATGTGCTAAGTGATGTCTTCCTGAATCTGAATCTATTTGTTCACCTTCTTTCCATGCCCACATGTGTCTTTGTGCAGCATCGAAATAACGATTGATAGAATCAGGAACATGTTTCCAATTTCCTGGTTCATATTTTTCAGCACCAAACGTTAACACATCAGCAGTAGCTTTAAGTGCTAATGGTGGTAAAAGACCATAACGTATTTTACCACCATCAAACTTACGACCACCTGTTGTTGCTGTTTGAGATGCCTTGATGCTCTCTTCAATAGAGGCTCTAATAGCATCTCGATCCATTACAGTCTACCTGTAAGTTCAGCAACCTTAGGCATGTTACCAGTGAATGCGTAACTACCGATGTGTTGAGTTCTCATCCATGGACACAGATAGATTTGTCCACCAATTTTACGCCACCACTGACAGAACATATAATCTTCTGAAAGATAACGGTGTGAAACTGGATCAATCACTGTATCAAAGTAAGCATGAATGTAACGTGAGCCATCAAAGTGTGCTTGACCAACATGATCTGGTTTATATTGAAGTTCAGGATATGCATCCTTAAACTTAGTAAACACTTCACGTTTAATCATCATGAAGCCTGTACCAATTTCCATAACTTCTAATGGTTCGCTTACTTGAAACTGTTGAGTGCCATGTACTACGTTGAATACATATTCACCAACTAGATTTTCTAGTTCACGTGCCTCTAATTGTGGATGTGTACGTGCTGCATGTGCAATGTTAGCCCAATTGATAGACTTCTTAGGATAAGGAGCGCCAATAACATCCTTATCTAAAGCCATTAAGGCAACAACGTCTTGTGGATTAAAATGAATATCAGAATCCAAAAACAATAGGTGAGAACAATCTGAACGGAGAAATTCATCGACTAGATAATTTCTTGCTCGTGTGATTAGTGATTCGTTGAATAGGAAGGAAAACTTTGTTGCTACACCGTATTGGTTTAACATGTTTTGTAAATCTAAGGAAGACTTAGCATACAAACCATGGCATTGGCCACCATACATTGGTGTTGCTACAAATAATTTATTTTTTTTCAAGTCATCGATTTTTACTTGTATTTCCATAATTTACCCATAAAAAAAAGAGGAGAGATACTATTATATATCTCTCCTCGAGCCTAAAATTTAATTATTTTAGGCAAAAGCACTTTCGCCTTTAGCTTTGAGTGCTGCGATACCAGCAGCAACTACACGCTTAGAAGGAGTACCTAGGCGATAGTAAGAAACTTTTTCGCCATTTGCATTTACTCGTGTGTTTAAGTAAATAGCATGACCGTCATTGCGAAGGTCATTGATTGTTGCGGATGGGTTTGAAACACCAAACACGCTTTGCATTTTAGCTGCGGTCAAAGTGTTATAACCATCTTTTTTAGAAAGATACGCAAGAATTTTAGATTTAACAGACATTACAAATACCTCATAAAGTTAAAAAAGTGAATCGCTGCATTTACTACCAGACCGAGATGCGATTCGTTATCTCAGAATATAAAACAAGTATAATATAATTAATTATCAAAGTCAATAGAAAAAGAGGCAAATAATATTATTTGCCTCACTGATTAGAACGGTATTTCTTGACCAACGGTATTGTTGGTAACAGTGCTTGCAACCGTATTAGCAGTCTCAACTGAAGCATCCAGTTTAGTGTACAGGTCTAAGAATGATGCCTTAGTGTCCTCATCAAAACGATTCAAGCAGTATGAAAGTGCCTTGACACGATCTTTATAGATACCGAATGTACGTGCAATGTGTACCAAACGGCGAGTAGCAATAACCTCATCACAACCGCCATCACGGAACGTTTGACGGATAACATCTGCCCATGTAACTAACTTATCGGCAAATTCGTTATCTTCAGCACCAACGGCTTTCAATTCACCACGAATGATTTTCTTTTCGACAGCAACTGGCGGCCAATCCTGTTCGAATGTATTCACAAAGCGCTCTAAGAATGCTTCATTCAATACGTTAGTAAACATGAAACGACCATCTTCAGAACCTTTACCTTTAGTATTAGCAGTGGCGAAGATTGTAAAACCTGCAGCAGGTGTTACCAATTCGTTTTTCTTTTTGAGTAAGAAAGGTTTGCCTTCTAATACACGCTGTAAACAGGAAAGATTCTGAGCACCATAATCAATCTCATCAATACATAAGACCGCACCTTCACGTGCTGCTACAGTAACGGGGCCATCACGCCATTCCATCTGGCCGTTAATCAACACAAAGTTACCTAACAGATCAGATTCATCAGATTCGGGTGTCATTGATACGCAAATAAATTTACGTTTTAATTTAGCACAAGCCTGTTCGATTGACATTGTTTTACCGTTACCAGATTGACCAGTAACGAAAACAGGAAAGAATTGATTCGATTGAATGATATTAACCACATCATCAAAGTTACCAAAAGGTACATAATTCTTGTAAACTTTAGGAACTAAATCGGTTGCTTCTAAATCGGTAGTGATATTAGAAATACGATTACCAGATTTTTCGGTCATAGGAATTACCTTTGCTACAGAAGCAGATAGTGCCGCAATTTGCAATTCATCATTCGAAGCTACAGCTTTAAAATCTGAACCTGTTTTATAAACGCCACGAGAAATTTTATTAGCCTCGTCATTAATATACCAATAAGGTATAGCCAAATTGTTATCAGCACATAAGTCTTTAATTTCGGCAAGTTTAATTTCTGGTTGGCCGAATGTTGTCAAAAGATCAATAAACTTTTGACGCTTTGCAGAATTACTCATAATATACACTCCATGTCACTATCAATACTACCATTATATCACGCTGACGGAATAAGTCAACCACTTTATACAGCTATTTCTTGTATGAAACGTGAGACCAGTACTCGGTTTACCTGACGTTTTTTGTTATATTTACCAAAAGCACTTTTAAGTTTGCCTGCGGTAACATTACCGTTAATCTCCAACTCTTCGTTATCAATTTGTAAATTATCGCCACCAGCAATAAAGTAAAATTTACGGTAGCCAAAATTGTGTGATTCTAAGAATTTTTCAGTTTTCAATTCTTGCATTTTTTCTTTAAGAATCGGTGAATTTCTATATTCAGATTCATAGTGATGACGACCAGGTATTAATGTTTCATCAATCTTATCGATCAAAGTTTTTTTATCATCAAATCTAAAATGACGGAACAAAGCATTTCTAGCTGATGAACCTTTCTCAGTGATAAAGAAAGCAAAAGTTTTAGCACCGGTGGTATCTGTTAACCACTGTAAAGCAGCACCTGTCATATCGTTATCTTCACGTGATAACAGATAACTTTTTTTAGTTTTATTATCAGTAAGAATGACGTTTTCACGGTTAAGATTATAATAACTTTGAGGTTTATGTAGTGCTTTAGGATCACTTACATACCGATTAGTAGCATCAGCATCACCGTCTTGAATAAAAACAATATTCACCAAGTCTAAATTATTATTTTGTTTAAACGAATCTACAATAGGTTTTACCGCAAAAACAGTTTCATTAAATGGTGTTGCACTCAGTGTTTCTGTTGGCGGTAAACCACCATGAGCTCTGTTATAATAACTATCAGGATTACTATAATCATAAAGGCTTCTGATATACAATAAATTTTTAACAGCCTTAGTATATTCACTACCGCTCATGCGAGAATTTAAATACTCACGTAGGAAAACATCATCTAAGTATAAATCATTCAGATTGTTTTCAAAACATGGTGGTATGCTCTCATCAAAGTCAATAGAGTATTCTAATTTTCTAACAACTTGAGCGTCACCAAAACCATAAACAATAAAAGGAATATTTACTTTACGGCAAAACATAGTTAAGATTAAAACCTGTTCGATAGAACCTGCCATATTGTTTGACATTGAACCAGATTTATCTAACAGAATAACTAAGCCATGAGATTTACCTTTTGGTGTTTTTGTAAGTTTACGGAAGATAGAATCATCAAGTTTATACTTGTAGATTTTACCCATGTCAAGATCACCACTGGTAGATAATTTAGTTTTAGCATAAGATTTTGCCGCTTTACGCATTTCAAATTCTTTTGCCAATAGTGAAATGTATCTCTCATTCTTTTTCTTAAACTCATTTAATGAATCATTAGATTCGAGTACCGAAGCACCACGGTGTTCAATGACATAATTGGTAATACCTGCATGTACTTTTTCAGCAGGTGTAATAATGTTTTTCAGATTAGGTGTTGGTACATTAATATAAACAAAAGGTTTAGATTCTTTTGATAACAATTCAGTTTCACGTAAACGGAAACTCTCATCGGTTTCACATGTAGGTTCGAATGAATTATTATCGTAAGATTCTTTATCACGATTTATTTCGGATGATTCTTCACCTTCCTCATCATCACCTTCACCGTCTTTAGCATTTAAAGGCTTACCATCTTCACCTTCATCACCCTCTTCATCACCATCACCTGTAGTGTCAGCATTAGATTCTTCACCGTACTCTGATTCGATCTCAGATTCGGAATCATAATCATCATCACCGTCACCTTCACTCAGGTCATAATCTTCTTGCAAATCTTTTAACAATTGCTGTTCTTGTTTTTCTTGCTGTTCTTGTTTAGAATATGCCCATACTTTATCAGTAACAGCAACAACATCTTCCCAAGTTTCACAAGCAAAAACTTCATCTACCAGTTTTTGTTCTTCTGGTGTAAAATCTAAACCAGCAGTGGTGAATAAAGATTTAAAGTGTAAGTTTAAACGGTCGATAAAAAACAATTCACTTACAGGACGGCCTTTGATACCGAAAAAATCTTCTTGATTGAATTTTTCGTAGGCAGTTTTAAATGATTTTTTAAGACCGGGGTAACGGCGTTTAATTTTCTTTTCGATACGAGCATCTTCAATAACATTTAAGAAATGCTTGTAACCTTTACCTTTAGTACATACAGCATCATGCCAACCTTGTTGAGGTGTTTCAGTAGCATGGCCTACCTCATGACCTAACAAAAGATCATAAGTATCACCGCCCATATCTTTCCAGATGGGGCAAACTAATGTACGGTTTTTCAAATCGAAATACGCTGTTTGAACCTTAGCGTGTTGGACTGTAATATTTTCGGTGGCCATCAGCTTGGCCAATTGGGATTTAGACTCTACGGTAAATGTCATTTTGATAATCTCTCATTTATTCAGATTCTATTATATCATTTTCAAAAGAATAAGTCAAGTATTCCTGATATTCAGGTAACTTTTCAATCTCGGACATTATCTTTTTGATACCAAATTGACGTATTGCACATTTGATATCTAAGATTGCATATTGATAACTGTTATCAATATGATATTCATCGTAAATCTGTTGTAATTTTGACATGTTTTCCTCACTGTTCATGTTACCATTATACCAGAACCAGTGAGTAAGTCAATAGAAAAAGTGTTGTAAAAATACAACACTTTGGGAAGATGGAGCGGTGAGACTGATTCGCACAATCGGACTAGGTTGGGCACCCAATCTGTTCTAAACCACCGCATATTAAGCGGTGATTACTACATCTAATCACCGCATATACTTATATAGGCGTTTTATCTGCCAACTTGAGGTAAATATTTCTCCTTACATTCTTCCCATGACAAATAAATTAAATCGTCATAGAAAAGAGTTTCATATGAAACATTATTCTTTTTGATTAGTTGTTTGATACGACCTTTAACATGTTTTGTTTTCCACAATTCAGTCAAAGCCTGTTCACTATTATCAAACAGTTTAGTCATATCACCTTTATAATCGCCACGTAAAAATTCACATGTCTTATCAAATAATGGTGCAAAGTAAATACCTCTGTGGTGTTCTGCCTTAATTAATTCTTTTGGTACTTTTAATTTTGAATATGTAAAGTTCAAAGAACGATTCTTGTGGTCACGTTTATATGGTTGACCAGAAGGTTTCTTTGCTGCGTACCATTCAAAGTATTTACGTGTATGATTAACTTTCAACCACTCACGTACCTTATATCTTGTATTGCGTTCAGGTTCAAACGATACAGAACCAGAACTGAAACCCATCGGCAACCAATGATCTAGATTATCATACTGAGACAAACCACCGGCCTTTGTACGACCATATAAAGATGTTGTAGTGACGCCAACAAGTTTATCTTTATATTGATTTTGCCATGTCTTCTCTACTGTATCAGATAAACAAAGCAATGCCAATAGTTTACCACCAACATAATTAAATCCTAGCGGTTGTAATGGCACAATAGTAGAACCAATAGCAGTGTGATTAATCATGCCGCCTTGTGTTTTTAATTCTCTTTCCCAACCAATAAACTTATCACGAGGTGTTAAGTCTAAGAAATCTGAAGAGATACAAATAACACCGAGATATTTCTTAGTTACTTTATCTTGTACAATAAAGTTTAAGTTTCTACCGATGTTAGAGTTGTTCTTCATGGTAGATGAGAATGTACGAATACAATTCCACAATTCAGGAAGATTACTATCTTTTACATTTGTATATATCAGTGTCGGTTCAAGATTCAGATAATCTTCTGGTGATGTTGGCATCCAGATATTATCTTTAACATGTTGTATCAACTCAGCCTGAGATTCATCTTGCAATACCTTTTTAGGACCTGACCATAGATCAGATACAATCATAGTAGGAAACTTTTCTTGAATCTCACACCACTTCTGATATAGAATATACTCACGCACATCCATCTTAGAAATATACGACAAGTCTTCTTCTAAAGAAGTTTTAATATCTTCTTCACTATAATGTACATAATTCTCAGGAGGATTTTCTCGTTGCCAATCATTCCACTGAGTTTCAATATCTTTAATTTGCTGTTTGCTCATTTAATCTTTTCTGTTTCTTCACATTGCGTTTAAGAGTTTTAATCAGTTTAGTTTGTCTCTGTCTTGCCATTTTCATTGCAAGTGGACCTACATGATCTTCTAATAAAACACCATTCATATGATCTAGTTCATGCATGAAGCATCGTGCAGTTATACCGGTCAATGACATCTTCTGTACTTGGCCATTAACATCAGTAAATTCAACATCGATAGTTGATGATCGTTTCACAGGAACAAAAAGACCTGGATAAGATAAACAACCTTCACGACTCTTATCAGTTTCATCAGACTCATCAATAACTTTAGGATTAATACACACTATGTTGAAGTCTTCGTAACCAATAACAAATACTCTTTCGGGAATACCACATTGATTTGCCGATAGACCAATACCATCATATAACTTACGTGTCATCTCTAAACGTTTAGCTAACTCATTCATTTTAGGGTTAGGCAAAGGCGAATCATATAGAGGCATTTTTTGCCTTAACATATGAAACTCGTCACCATAAACAGGTAAAGGTGTTATGTTTGGTTCTGTATTGATCGTTAAAATTTCACTCATCATTCTATCCTTGGTTTATTATATAATGTTTCCAATATATGTTGTACTGGCCAATCTTCTCTACTATCGCATAATAATACATTAATGTCAAGCATTTCTCGCAAACACATCCGAACTGGAAAAGGAACACTTAAAGAATGCCTAGCAACATTGATAAAGGTTATCATTTTAGTTTGCATTTTCTGTACGTGCTTCTTCTTACACATGTAAGCCTTATTGTCACCTATAGCATACACTCGCCAGTTTTCATAATTGTATTTCGCCAGACTATATTCAATCGCAGCACTATTAACACCTGGATATTCATAATCATTGAAATCATCCAAGACAATAGTACCCTCATCATGCATGTGTTGAGTAAATACTGTTAGATCATTCATCACCGCAGAATGCTCATGACAACCATCGATATGTAATAGTCTTAAAGGTTTATCAAAAAATATTATTTCATCATCTAATTTTGTGGTATCTTGTAATCTCCATACCAACAAGTTTTCTTCACCAGAAAATTTACGTATATTTCTTTCAGCCTCTATTCTAGATATTTCACTAAAGATATCATACAGATATAATCTATCTGTTTTCTTTTTAAAATTAGATAATGCTATGGCACTTTTACCATAAGCTACACCAATTTCACAAAGATCACCTGGAATATTTTGTTGTATGTCATTAAGTAAGCCGTATAACATAACAATGTCAATTGGATAAAACCAACCAGGAACTTCTTTGTCGATCACTTCTTTAAAGTGAGTTAAGTATTCTTTAAAATTCATTTTGCTATCCTTGAAAAGTTCTTTATCTTTTCGAATCGAACCACATTTCTAAATTTGTCCTGCAATACATCACCTTTGTGTGATATGACAAACAGGTTAACATCTTCAAGCATTTGTAATATGTTCATCAAGTATTCGGTACCGTTTACATCTAGTGAAGAATCAAATACTTCATCAAGTATTAATAGATTAGTGTTCGTAGAGTTTTTAAGTTTTGCCACAGCACGCCAAGTTAATAATAGTGCCATATCAATACGTTGTTTCTCACCTTCACTGAAAGATGCATAACTGAATTCATCACGATGACGAGACTTGATTGTTTCTTTAAACGATTCGTCTAGGTTAAAATTAACAAAGAAATCCAAAGATGATAAATACTTATTTACCAGTTTATTAATTATAGGTAAGTATTGTTTAATAATTTTGGTTTTAATTCCCGTATCTCTTAACAAACTCATTGCGACTTCAAAATATGTTTTCTCTAGGATCAATTCTCTCAGTTCTACTTCCAATTGGCCAAGCTGTAATTTTAGTTGCTCTAGTTTGGTATTTTCTTCGTGACCTTGGTTGGTAGAATTCTGAAGTTCTTGTATTAACTTTTGCAGTTTAGAAATATATTTGTTGATGCCACTAATTGATGCATTAATGGTGGCAATTTCAACTTGAAGTTTCTGAATTTCTTTTTGTTTATCAGTTATCTCAGTTAACTTAGTTTGCTCTTCAAGTAACTTACTTCCTAAAGCAGCAAGACCTGATTCAGCTTCTGTTATCTTTGTGTTGATATGATTACATTCTCTCTCTTTAATCTCAGTTGCAATTTCTTGCCTACATGTAGGACAGTTATCATTCTGTGAAAAGAATTCAATATCTTTATTAAACTTACCAATATTGTTTTCAATCTGAGATTCTAGTTTAACAATCTTTTTAATCTTACCTTCAATTTCAGTTTTGTTGGCAGTAGATTCGGTTAATGTATCTATTGTAGTCATAATCGATTGACTAGATTCTAATAGAGTTTGTAATGCGGTATTATTAGTTTCTATTTCAGATTCATACTCTTTTACTTTCTGTTCATCATTCTGTTTAGCAGATTCTAAATGTTCTTTCTTTAGATTGTACTCTTGTGTTTTGAGTTCGATATCTGATTTCTTTGTAGTGATAGAATCTTTATTAACCGACATTCGATCTTTGACAATAGAATTCATTGTTGAAAAGATTTGAATGTCTAATAAATCTTCAATGATTGCTCTACGATCAGATGACGATAATTGCATGAAAGGTGTGAATGATGCACTACCTAAAATGACAATCTGAGTAAATGATTTATAGTTTAATTTGAGTATGTTACGTTCGAGATGTTCTTGGTAATCTCTACTAGCCGCATCTTGATTGATTAAGATACCGTCTTGATATATTTCAAAAATGTTGGGCTTAATACCACGAACGATTCTATATGACTTAGCATTGACCTCGAAAGTAATTTCAACAACACCGTCTTTCTGATTGATAGAATTTAACAGTTGAGGTTTATTGATATTACGAAATGGTTTACCAAACAAAGCAAAACACAATGCATCAAGCATCGTAGATTTACCAGAACCGTTTTCACCAACAACAAGTGTGTTGGTATATTCATCAAGTCTTAACTCAGTGAAATAGTTGCCAGTACTTAAAAAGTTTTTCCATTTAATGGTTCTAAAAACAATCATTCTGTAGTTTCAGTATTTAAAGCTTCAACGTATAATTCACGCATCAGTGTTTTGAGTTTATCAGGTTCTACATTCAAAGGTAGATTATCAATATACTTAGACAATATGGTCATTGTATCTTCTGCTTGATCTACAATATCATCATCAACTTCAGAAGTTACATCATTAAAATCTTCTACAATAGAAATATCATATATGCCTGTTTTGTATAAGTTATCTAATACATTATCAAACAGGTAAGGATTATTCTTATTGATTACTACAACTTTCAAATAAGTTTCTTTGTAGTCATTGTAATTAAAGTTTTTCCAATAATCAAAGTCTTGCGATTCATCATTGTAAAATACTTTACGAAACATTGTGTAAGGATTTTTAATGAATGATAGTGAACGATCTTCAGTATCAAAGATATGAAAACCTCTTTCATCATCAAAATCTGCCCATGTCATTTCACCAGGTGTTCCTACGTAAGTAATATTATCTGCGGTAGATTTATGGTGAAAATGTCCACTTAACACTATATCATACTTGTTTAATTTGGTTCTGTCAAGGCCACCTTGATGAACATTGCCTCGATCCATTTCAAAGCCATCAATCTCAAAATGTCCCATACAAATTTGAGATTTGGTATTAGTCATGTGTTTGAGTATTTCTTCCTCATTCTCATCACATATCCAAGGAACAAAATCGATAGGCACACCATCAAACTCTTCGGTACAGTATTTGGATATAAGCTTCACATTGTCATAATCTTTCAGTAATAAACCGGTAGAGTTAACTTCTAATGTGTTCTTATAGGCAATATCGTGATTACCTAATAACGTATAGAACTGTATGTTATTGTCTTTAAGTTTATCGAAAAAGTATTTACGAGCTAGGTGTAATGAATTAAAATTGATAAACTTTCTACGGTCAAATAGATCACCTAATTGAATTACCGTATCAATATTATTTTCTTTCAAATACGGAAAGAATACTTTGGTATAGAACAAAGCATAATGTTTATGAAAGTGTAAAGAGTCTCCACGCATACCAAAATGCGTATCACCTAATATAGCTATCTTCATGTTAAATCGTCTTCAATGGTAGGAGTTTCGTCCTTCTTTGCCTTTTTATTCTTTCGGTTTTCTTCAAAGTTGTGTATAAATTCGGAAATGTTTTCATATAATTCAAATTGTTTACTCATACCGTCATCATCGGTATAGAATTCACCTTCATCAAAAATACCAAACTGTTCAGTTGCCTTATACTTAACGTAGAGTTGTTTCTTCTCTTTCATAATTCTACGCAAGAAAGCATAATATATTATTTGAGTAAAATAAGCAAATGGATTTTTCGATTTATCCGGATTAAAGTTATGAAAGTACATTAGGCAATTCTCAATGCCATCTGATATCATCTCATCTCGGAAAGAATATGATATAAAATTGGGTTTTCTAGAAAGATGATCTGCAATCTTTAGAAAACATTCACCAATATAATTTGGTATCTGAGGAGGTGGTAGATTAGATTCTTTGTTAGCATCACAAGCTGTTCTATAATCTATTAGTGCCTTTAAGAAATCGGCATTGTTCACATAATGTTTTGGTTGTTTACTCATATTCACCTTATTTTCAGTTGACAAACGGCTTGACAGGTGTTAGACTGGCGGTGTTCCGTTAGATATTAATGTATTGGTTCTTTCTTCTTTACTTCCATTAGCTGATCTATTTCATCATCAGTATAGTAATCATCTCCAGGTTCTTCATAACTTTCTTCTTCAAGTAAATCTTCCATATTAGCTGACTCTGTATATAATTCAATCTCAGAAATAGTGTTGTCGTAGTACTCCATAAATTCTGCTTTGGGTTGAATTACCGTCAGTATATCTTTCTGAGATACTGTTGCAACATTCTCTATCATTACCTCAACAGGTAGCCATGGCATCATAACCATCATAGTCTTACCTGTTTCTAATCTTCTAAAAACTAATCTCATAGGTCCCTTTAAGGTAGCTTGATTAGTTTCTATATCATGCGTATATGAAGCTACTATGTCTTCACCACTTTGCATTCTAATTATTTTTATATTTTCTCTCATGGTTTTATGTCTATGTTGTAAAACTTGTAGTTGAACTTTTCATCATCGTATATTTTAACACGTTCTATGAAATGATTCAAGGTAAAATTAACATGTTTGCCTGTTCTGAAATCGTCTGATATATCGAATAGAACTGCTTCATCTTTGTCATCACCTAGTCTAAGACTACGACCTATTGACTGAAGATTGCGTACACGAGATTTGCTAGGAGAAGAAAAGATAATGTTGTGCAGATTCCTAATATTAATGCCAGTAGAACTAGTTCCATATGATGCCACAATAATTGCATCTTTTTCGGTTTCTGTGATGGCTCTGATTTGTTCTCTGAGTTCGATGTCTGTTTTTCCATAGATGAGAAAGACCTTTCTGTCTGTGACTTTTTCCATCAACATTGCATGAAGAACTTTACCATGTTTCTCAACAAACTGGAACAGAATCATAGTATTACCTTTGAGTGATAAAGCAAGATTACGAATAAATTCATTTCTTGCTTTACTTAATACTATGTATTCCATTTCAGTGTTGTAGTCCCAATCTCTAGACTGTTTACAAATTTCTTCTGGATATTTTAATATTAAACATTTAATTTTAAAATCTGCAATTTGTTTTTTGTCCATCAACTCTTTAGTTGTTGTTGCTCTATATGCTGGACCAAAAAGGCCTTCTAATACTAGTTTATGTGTTTGAGTACCATCTAATGTACCTGTACAACCAAATCTAAAACGAGCATTCAAACAACTAGTTAGAATAGTCATTAAAGATTTAGCTTTAAATTCATGTGCTTCATCACCCAAAACAAAATCAAATTGTTCAAAGTATTCTGGTTCTCTTTTATAAATTGATTGCCATGTTGTGATAGTTAAAGGTAGATCAGTATCTTTTTCTCTACCTGAATATTGACGATGAACATTCTCATCAACGTCCCAACCATAAGACTTAAAGTCAGAAAACATTTGTTCAACTAATGATGTTCTAGGTACAATCATCAATCCTTTTTTATGACCTGAATTAAAAAGGTAACGAATGACTAGATATTGTATGAGTGATTTACCTGATGCTGTAGGTGAAATTAATAATGTACGTTTAGTTCTTATTGCCTGAACAAAAGAATCTAATTGATAATCACGAGGCTCAAAAGGTAATTGTAAAGTTTTAATAAACTCATTAGCTTCATATACTGAAAAGTTTTCGGTTAATTCTAAATCAGGATGAACATCTATTTTATAATTACGTTCTTCACAAAACTTTTTAATATATGCAAGTAGTCCATGATAGATTGTGAAAGACTGTAGATTAAACAATCTTATCTTACCGTCCCACAATCTATTCTTATATTGAGGAGTGAATTGATAACCCGGAACTAAAAATGTAAAGTAATCAGAAAGTTCCTGTGCGGTACTTCTTTCACAATCCACTTTAATGTAAACTTCATTCTTTTTAGTTAGTGTTATATCACTCATTAGATGCCTTGTATAAATCTCTCCCAAGCAATGAAGTCTCTCAATTGAAATGTACGAGAGTTTAATTCTTTTAATATACTTTGGCAAACATCAACAATCTCATCATACATAATTTTATTAGCCATAAGTTTATTTAAGTCTTCATCACTTTCGAAGTATAAGTTAATATCAGATTTTAAAGTATATGGAAATACCTCCCAGCCACGAGCATCTAGTTCAGATTGATCTAGTTTGCCTGTGTAGTATTCCCATTTTACTTTTTTAAGTTTGTTAAATTTAAATTCTGCTTCTTTAGAAAGCAAACGATACCGAGAAAGTATGTTTAAATACTTACTGTGTAATTGTGGTATATTGATTAGTTCTTTACCAGGTTCTGTACGGTCAATAACAGAATCTTTTTTCCACGTGTCTAATAATTCTTCAAGTTTGTTCATTATAAATCCTCCTTTCTAGGAGTATATACTATTTAAAATAGTTTTTCAACATCATAATAAGAAAATCTGAATGTTGCATCAGCTGTTACTGTATTATCTGCCGATTCAGTTGTTGATACTACAAATGTGGACAAAGAAGTCGGAAATAATTCATGAAACTTAAATCGATATAATGGGTTATTATGTGATGATAACAACGTCAAAGATGCATCAGAATATTGTGGTGGTAAATTTAATGATCTATTTTGATTTAGATTACGAAGATTCACATACTCGGCAAACTCTTTAGGGAAAGTCATCGCACGAATCCAATCGTGTATCTCTAGCCATCCTAATAACTCTTCATCAACATAAAAAGTTACACTCATCAAATCATATATTGCTTTTTCACCTGGAACATACAAGTCAACGAACGGAGTATTTCTAGGAACCTCAGACATAGAAATACCAGGAACACTTACACCTTGACAAAAGAATTGTAGGTTTGGTGCCCGTTCAAAGCTCAATATGAACTTATTAGGTTGAAAAAAGTTTTGGTTTATTGGGTTTCTGTTAAGTGCTGTCATACGTATATTTATCCGTAAAAAAAAGAGACCCCGAAGGGTCTCTTAAAACACAATATAATTATTATTATGTTTGTGTAAGATTACATTAAGTTAGCAATCTTGAATGCACGGTAGTACAGGTTGGTCTTGGCGTTAATAGCGCCCATACCTTGTGTAGCACCTTCAGCAAATGGGTTAGCAACTAGACCATAACGTGTCTTGAAGCCGATCTTTGGTTGGAAGTTGTTTGTGTCAACTGCACGAACCATTTGCAGAGGAACGTATGGGCAGTAGAAAATACCTGCGTCATAAGCGTTCGAACCTTTGTAACCCATAACAGCGAATTCAGCTGTTGAGTTAGCAGCAAAATATGGATCGATATACACTTTGATACGACCAAACAGAGTACCAGCAAAAGTGTTACCTGTGTCATCAACGGTTAAGTTGATGTTTGAGCTGAGTGCTGATTGATAGTCAAGAATACCAGCCATTGCCAAAGCAGATGCTACGTCTGAAGAACAGATCATAACATTACCTTTGCCACGACGGGTTGTCTTAGCGATGGTGTTAGCTTCACGCTCTAATTGGAATGCCAAACCTTTGATCTTTTCAACCATCCAACGACCGTTAGAATCTGTATCTAAGTCAAATGTACCAGCAGTAGTTGTACCTACTTGAGCACCAACTTTAGCGGTTGTATAGATTGTACGGATAACTTCACGGTTGATCTCAGCAAGAATTTCTGTTGAGAGGATGTTGCTTAATTCGGTTTCTGCGTCTAGACCATGAACTGCTTTCAAGTCTTGTGCAAGTTCCATTGAGTATTCTGCCTTCAAAGCACGTGTCTTTGCAGTTACAGAAACTTTCTCAATTGAGAATGCCATTTCTTGGAATGTCAAATCTTCAGCAACCGAAGTAGCCATAGCTTGACCAGTTGCAACTGTCGAAGCAAATACGTTTTGTGAACCGAATGCTGTGTTAGCAGCAAGTGAAACTGCGGTATGGGACAATTTGTCGCCAGACCATGCTGTGTTAGCCTCATTGTAGAATGCTTCAGAAGCACCAGCAGCAACGTTTTGTGATGCATAGGTTGAACGCATTGCGAAGATCAAACCTGTAGGACCAGTCATTGGTTGAACACCGCAGATGTCATAAGCGATCAGGTTTGGTAATGAACGGCGAACTAAAGAAATCAGGATTGGATCAAAACCAGCAACAGGACCTACGGCAGCAGAACCACCGGAGAAACCTGTACCACCCAATGAATTGGTTGGTGCTGTCTCTTGAAGCATTTGACCTGATTTTTGCATCTCTTGAGCTTGGTTCTCAAGAATAACTGCTGTAACTGCCTTACGATATGGATCTTTAATCGCTGGCAAATCTGGGTGGTCGAGTACGCCTTCCCATTTCTTTTGTAAATTTTCAGAAAGATACATCTTTAAATCTCCTTAGTTTTATTAAATTTTTGTTTTCGAAATTGCTTGCATTACTGAAGCGACATATGGATCAGCAGTTGCTGTTTTCTTTTCGCCTGCTTCAGCATCTTCTACCTGTTCGTGTAATTGCTTCTCATTGGCTTTTACAATGCCAGATGGGAAATAGTTTTCACGGATTGTTTCAAGTTTCTCAGTGAATTCTTCCTCTGTGGAAAATTCTACACTCTCTGCGAGTGATTTGATTTTTTCAACTTGAGTTGCCGTTAAACCTTCACAAACGGTACGAACGATATCTGTCTTTGTAGATTCTACAAGAGCTTTCTTGTATTCGATACCACGCTCAATCTCTTCATTGAGTTTAGTTTCTAAATCTTCTACTTTACCAGAAAGTTCATCAACTAGGTCAACCTTGTCTTCTGGAACATCGATGTAATGTTCAGCAAACAGATTGCGTAAACCTGCGATAAACTCTTCAGTTAACTCTGAACGTAAACCAGATTCGATAGCGATTTGATTCTCTTCAACCCACTGTTCAACAACGTAGTTGAGGTAGTCATCAACCTTCTCGGTTAATTCTGATTTAACAGCTTCAACAGCTTCTTCTAACATAGAAGAGTATTGTGCTTCAATTTGTTCTTCAATTTGAGCAACACGGTCAGTAACACGTGCTTCAAAAATTGTAGCTACTTTAGATTTGAACTCTTCAGAAATGGTAGAATCATCGGCAAATAAAGCATCAACATCTTCCTTCATTTGCTGTTTCATTTCTTTCTTAGCTTCCAAAACGACTTCTTCATCTTCAACTTCTACGTCTTCTTTTTTCATCTTCAACTGAGTATCAGGAGAAGCATCAGAAGGCTTAGTTGTTGGAGCTGTAGCACTCTTAGCTGCTTTGGTTGTATCCAATTTAGCAGAATCATCGTCTGGTTTGTAATTCTGAGGGGTAGGACCACCAACATCTACTTCAGTAGATGGTAGTTTTTGAGGAGGCATTGCGGATGCTTTTGACTTGCTACCAGACAAAATATCAGCTGCTGCTTCCATAAGTTTATTTGTTGCCATTAGGAATCTCCTTTTTTTATTTCTTTATTTATAAAATTACAGTTTTCTTAAAAAATTCTCGAATAAATGAAGAGCGACTTCTTCTATTTGTTTAGAAGAGGCAGTTCTTATTTGTCTCTTTGCATTGTCGATGTCGCACTCTACATAACGACCTTCAACAAATAACCATTCTTTATTTTCCATGATACCTTGTACAAAAGCACCAGGTGCCGAAGGATCAGCAACGATATCTGCGGCTGTCGCTAAACGAAAGTCGTCCTGAACGATATTGTATCCCTCTTTAGCTTGAACCAAAGAACCCATACCACGAGAAGAAACTCCAAGGTTAACTCCCGAATCAATAAAGTTTTTAACGATTTGACCGTATGGTGTATCTAAGATTAATGCCTTACCGACAAATGTGTTACCATCTTCTTTTAAGGAAACAATCTTATGTGAAACTCTTTCGAGGTTGATAGAAGGTGTATCTGGATGACCAAGTTCACCTAAAGCTCTATTAGTTTCAACGTACTCTTTCATATAACGAGACACTTCATTACGAAGTGTTTCCATCTTATAGTAACGTCTATTTCTATTAGGTTCATCGCCTACTAGAAAACGACCTTCAATATAAAGATTCTTCTTACCTGATTCGGTTGTCTCGGTGAGATAGTTTACATTCTCGACAACTTCTTTTATTAATTTCATTTTAATTCCTTAAAATTCTAAAGGACTAGGATAATCAGCTGTCTTAGACACCTGAAGTATCAGAGTGCCTGCTGTACCTGAATTTGTTACGTAAATGTTTGCAGTAGATGTATTTGAGATTGCAATATCACCTTGTGTTAACGGTAAAAAATTATTACCAACCAATTGCAATACTATTACTCCAGTATCATCATTACCTCTATAAACAGTCCAAACACCATCAGTTGTTGAAATTGCAGTTGTAATACTTGCTGACGTAACTATTTCTGCAACTGGACTAGCTGTTGGCTCTGTTGAAAGTGCTGTTAGATTAATACGTGTAGCTGTATTACCTGTTACAGTAATAACAGACTTTGAACGTCTTGCATTTACAATGTTGTATGCCATGTTATCTTATTCCCATTGATTTTCGGCGGCGCATTGACATCTTTCTTTTTAGTAAAGTTCTTGTCAACTTAGCACGACCTTTTGTTTTCCAGTATCTTTTAAGTGCTCTTTGCTTATGAATTCTTTGAGTAGCAGATATACGTTTAACTGAGCTACCTGATATTCTATAACCTTTAACTGCTGATCTACGCACATTACGTTGAACAACAATTTTTCCTTTCGAATTGCGGCGAATTCTTCTACGAATCTTTTGAATTCTACCTACTTTAACAACGTTTCTACTTGGAGCTTCATCTAATAATTCTACTTCTTCATAAACACTAGAACCGACTACTTGTTTTAATTCTTGTAGTTTATCTGAGGCAATCTCATTCAATCTATCAAATATAGATTGTTTTGCTTCAACTAACTTATTCTTAATTATGTGATCTACAAAATTCATATATCTTGTCGAAACTATCTTGTGATTCGGTTAAATTAAGAATAAACTGTCTTTGATTTTCTTCAGTTAAACTATAAAATACTTCTAATATCTGTTCACATACATTAGATTCCAAACGAATAGAAGTACCGTCATTTAACTGGTGTTCTATTTGTTCATTCAATTCAGTGGCATATTCCATTTTCTGAATGAACGATTCTGGATTAAGTACAGCATTTACATTAGTACCAAAAGGTACTGAGAAATATTTTTTAATTCTATCGTTAAAATATAAAGCAACTTTCGTATTGTCTGGATAAAGACGTATTGCTTTTCTTCTCAAGACTAATACGAAAGGTGGTTCTTGATCGAACATACCACCTGGTATACCACCCATCCCCGTGAGTTCGTTTATAATTTCTTCTTCTGTAATCGCACGTGTAGGATCTTTTCTGACTTCATCAGGATCATACAATTTAATTCTACTCTTTCTTACTTTTCTACCTGAAGGTGATAGTTTAAAATCTGTGGTACTAATGCCGGCATAATCTTCTTTGACAGCTCTACGAGCCTGCATATTAATACTCTTATTATTAGAAAGTAAATCTACCATCTTAGTAAAAATGTTTTGTATAATAGCACGGTCAGCTTGTGTAAAATTAGGTTTATCTTGACCCATCTTATCCAAGATTTGGTGTATTCTACTCAACTGTGCTTTGTTTGCCAAACCGGCACGAACTAAAGCATCAAACTTAGAATAGTCTGACTTTTCTTCTTCAACGATAGATTTAAATTCGTTTAAATATTTCATTCGGTAGTTTCAGTTTCTTCTGGCTCTACTTCTGTTTCTTGTTCTGGTTCTTCTGAACGATATAACGATTGTGCTATATCTTTCTTAATAAAATCTAGAGCTTCAAAAGACTTATTAGATAAAGATTGTGTAATAGCTTCTTTTGCTGCAGCAGCATTGCCTTGGGCAATTAAGTCAATAATATTATTTTCCATGATATCTCCTACTTGGTTGTTTTATTTAGTTTAGAGGAATACTTCTCTACCTCAGAATCTAACATAGGTGTCATACTCTCAGATGCACCTTCTTCTTGTGTGTTATCTTCGGGAGGATAAGCATCAGGATCAACTTGTTCTTCTTGACCTGGAACTCCTAATACTGGTCCTATTCCTTGTTCTTCTTCTGCGTCAATTTGTTTTTGCATGTTCTTAATATCTTCATCAGACATATGTAGAACATGCTTCTTAATCCATTCTTGTGAATAATATTTACCAATAAACGGATCTGTCATCGTTAATAAATTAATACGTTCACGCAATAATTCTGCATCACGCAATTCAACAAAGTTATTATCTTTCTTAAAGTCGTAATAGATGGCTTCTCTAAACTCTTCCCATTCAGCTTGTGTGCAGATACCTTTTAATACTAATTGTACTTTAAGTGCATGGTCGAATATCTGAGCAAACTTATTACGAAGTCTTTGAATAAACTTTGTAAACTTAACTTCATCTCTAGTAACTTCAGTAGAACGACCTATACCAATCATACCGCCAGATTGTTGTGGCTCTAATCGTGAAAGAGGAACATTCAATGAATTTAATAATTTGGATCTAAAATACTTAACATCTTCTAATTCGCCAAGATTTTGACCAGCTGGTAGAGTTGTAATCTCTGTACCTTTACCACCTTCACGGCGAGGCAACCAGAAATCTTCTAACATTGACATGTGCTTACGGTCATCTCTCAGTTCACCAGTCGATGCATCGTAAACCATTTTATTTCTATACTTCACCATAACGTCACGTAAATATTGTTCAGCTTTACCTTTTGGTAAATTACCTACGTCAATATAAAA